TTGCAAAGAAAGAAGATAGCTTTCTTGTTTTTATGGAAAATAGTGCAGAGTTTATTGAAGATTACTGCGATGGACTATCTCCTATGGAGAGTTATTTAGAATTTGAAGGAGAAGAGTAAATATGACACCACGTCACCTAAGTATTATTGATCTAGCCAACAGCGTTCCAGGCGCTGTTGGTATTATGAAACGAAATAACAAAGAAGAAGTCGATGCTCTTCTTCACTCTCTTGGTTTTTGTGTTAAGATGGGATATACATTTGAAGATTGTTATCATCGTCCTTTCACTTCTAAAACCAATGAACCTATTTATGGTACACGAATTGTAGGCTTCGAACGCCGAGACCCTGAATGGAAGAACTCAGAACATTGTTCATGGGAAAACAAGATTGAAGAGATTGATGAATATCTCAAGGATGATTTGGAAGCTATGAGCAAACAAAGTAATTTTACAGCAGACATTCTAAAACATATTGAAAATAATAAGGAATAATTGTGGTAAAAATTCAAACATTTAAAGATACATTTACAGTAGATTATCCAGAAGCTGTTGATTTTATGAATAAACAGCAAGCTATCTTTTGGCCTCACTTTGAGGTGAGAGTTGCCAAAGATAAACAAGATATTCTTGTAAACATGACTGAGTCAGAGCGTCACGGTACTATTGAAACTTTACGTCTCTTTTCTAAATACGAACAAATCATTGGTGATGAATTTTGGCTCAATTTTGTTATGAAGAAATTCCCAAGAGCAGCAGATATCCAACCAATGGCGGCGATGTTTGGTGCAATGGAACTTGCTGTTCACCTTAATTTCTACAAAACACTAAATGAAGAGCTTGGTATCGCAACTGATGAGTTCTATGATTCTTATAAAGAGGATGAAGAGCTTCGACAGAGAATTGAATATCTAGAAACGGTACTTCATCAAGAAGATGATCTAAGGGCATTAGGTGGATTTACTTTCGGAGAAGGAGCTGTTCTTTACACAAGTTTTGCCTTCCTTAAGCATTTCCAAAGTCAGGGAAAGAATAAACTTCTTAATGTTGTAAGCGGTATTAATTTCTCAGCCCGTGACGAAAACCTCCATGCAGAAGCAGCTGCGTGGCTTTTTCGAACGTTGCTTAAAGAGAAAATGGAAGCTGGAGAAATTGATGAGCAATACTTAAAAGAACTTGAAAAAGATATTTATTCAGCCGCCTCGACAGTATTAGAACATGAAAAAATTATCATTAAAAAAATCTTCAGTAAAGGAAAAATTGAAGGTATCACTGAAACCCAACTAGAACATTTTGCTAAAAGTCGTATCAATAAATGTCTTCGTGAACTAGGTTACAAGAATCTTTGGGAAGTTGAATATAATCCGGTTGCAGAGTGGTTCTATCGTGGTATCAACGGATATCAATCCCCTGATTTTTTCTCTTCTCAGGGAAATCAGTATGCACGTAACTGGACAGCAACAGATTTTGTATGGAGTAAAAGTAATTGAGTAATATTTATGACAAACTGAGTGAAGAGCGTAAAAAACTACAGGCTGAGGGTAATATGCCTGATTGGTGGTCAACAGGAGGTTGGCAGCTTTTCAAAGAAAAGTACATGTATCAAGCCTCTAACCCAAAAGAGCAATATCAACGAATTGCTGCTACACTAGCAGCTCATACAACTGATCCTTCTGTCTGGAAAGAGAAATTTTTTGATATCATGTGGAAAGGATGGCTCAGTCCATCCACTCCAGTTCTAGCGAACACAGGAACTACCCGTGGCTTGCCAGTTTCTTGTGCAGGTAGTTATTTTTCAGATAGTATCTATGGTATCTACCAATCAAAATTAGAAACAGCAATTCTAACGAAATACGGTTTTGGTACTGCTGGGTATCTTGGTGATATTCGTCCAAGAGGATCGTTGATTAGTGCTGGAGGTAAATCAACAGGCGTACTCCCAATTATCCAGGGTGTTCAAAATGACATGGAATATGTAGTGCAAGGTACTGCACGGCGAGGTAGTTGGGCTGGATATCTCCCTGTATCTCATGGAGATTTTGATGAAGTTTGTGACTATCTCGAACAACATCCTGATGGTAACAATATTGGTTGGAATTGGAGTGACAAAGATACGGAGAAAATGAACAACGGGGATAGTGAAGCTATTCGCAAGTATCAAAAAATTCTAAAAACAAAAATGGTTACTGGTAAAGGTTATTTTTTCTTCCCTGACAAAGCTAATCGTAAACGTCCTAAGTGGTATATTGATCATAATTTAGACATTAAAGCTCCACAACTATGTAATGAAATTATGCTGCATAGCAGTAAAGATTTTATTTACACTTGTGTACTTGCAAGTATGAATGCTCTACATTTTGATGCATGGAAAAATACTGATGCTGTTTTTGTAGCAACTGTTTTCCTTGACTGTGTTGTTCAAGAATTTATCGAGCGCGCTAAAAATATCCCAGGTCTTGAAAAAGCAGTTGCTTTCACTAAAAAATCTAGGGCATTGGGTTTAGGTGTTTGTGGTCTTTCTTCGCTATATCAAAGCAAGATGATTGCTTTTGAAAGTCTTGAAGCTCACATGCTCAACCGAGTTGTGTTTAAACACATGCGAGAAGAAGCAGAGAAAGCCACTAAATGGCTGGCGGAGCAATGGGGAGAGCCTGAGTGGTGTAAAGGATATGGGCGTGCAAACAGTCATCTTCTTGCTGTAGCACCAACAAAATCAACAGCTCTGATTATGGGCGGTGTTAGTGAAGGTATCAACCCCGACACAGCCATGGTATTCACTCAACGCAGTGCTGGTGGAGAAGTCGATCGAATTAATCCTTTCTTACTGAAGCTTATGAAAGAAAAAGGAATTTACAGCAAAGCTCTTGTAGAACGTATTCGTGACAATATGGGCAGTATTCAGAAAGAAGATTGTTTCTCTGATGAAGAAAAACTTGTTTTCCGCACAGCATTTGAGATTGATCAAATGGCAATTCTTCGCCAAGCAGAAGCACGCAGTGATTATATTGATCAATGGCAAAGCTTGAATTTATTTTTTGCGGCGGGTGAAGATGAAGCTTATATTTCTAAAATTCATCAATATGCAATCGAAAGTGAAAAAATTCTTGGTCTCTACTACGTGTATTCTAAAGCGGGTGTTCAAGCAAGTAAGGATGAGTGTGCAGCATGTCAGTAACCCTTGACAACAAAAACTGATGTGTTATCATCACCCCATGCTCTAGAAATAGGGTGTGGGGTTTTTCTTTTATGAATTACGGAGAATTTTAAATGAAATACGAATATGGTGTTGCTCACATTTCAGATATTACCGAAGAAGCTATTGAAGCAACCCGAGCAGATTTGGCAGAGGAATGGATTGCTGATAAATGGATTCGTGAGTGGGAAGAAGATGGAGGAAAGAAAGGAGCTTTTGTTAAAATTCGTCGTCCAATTGGAGAATGGGAGGTTGTAAAATGACTAAGAAACAAATTCGGAAAGTTTATGAAGAAATGAATTATCTAGAGAAAATTGAACGGCTTGAATTTTGGGCTGTACATTATCTTGCTTGGTTAGATATTGAAGATGATACTATGGAAGCTCTTATGGAAGATGTTGTGCTGCACTATGAATCCACTCTAGAACAAGAGGTAAATCAATGACTATCTACTTGACAGGTTGTTTGGTAGCTTTTATCCTAGTAATGATACTCACAATCCTAGATTACTACAAAGGAGTTGTGATTGAAGTAGGAGAAGTGTTACTTTTGACTGCTATTATCACAGTATCAAGCTGGGTAGCTGCTTTTCTGTTGTGTTTTATGGTTGTACCGGAAATTGTAGCATTACTAAATAAAATTAAATTTAAGAGGAAAATTAAATGAAAGTAGAACGTAAGAATAAAGCTTTTGAACCTGTTATTATTAAACTAGAATCTCAATTTGAGGTGGATGTTCTCGCTGATCTTGTAACTTGGTTTTATAATAATATCCATTTTTCAAAAAGTGACTCATATGATGAAATTTTTGAATTCACTAATACATTGTCGGACAAATTGGGAGAGCTTTGCAGTGATCAATACAACTATTGTGTTATTGATACAGCAGAGTCAAAGGAAGGAATTATAAAATTTAAATAATAAAAAGCCCCGGCTCTGAAAAGAGACCGGGGTTTAGTTTTTCTGAGGAATGTATGGAGAAATGGGAAATGAATTTCCTCTTCTCTTCTTATTTTTGTTCTTTTGTTTCGGAATAAAGTTCTGATTTACCATTGACAACGATAGCAGAAGAATTGTTATTATTAATGATTCTACTGTTTTGTTTGTTCTGTTGCTCTAGCTTCTGCACTTTAACTTCCAGAATGTCAAGTCTAGAAGATGTTGTGTTTTGGTAGCTGTCTTGATTATCTGACAGTCTATTTATTCTTGTTTCAAAATAGTGAATATTCCCATCATTCACTTTACGAAATTGTTCTTGAAATGTTTGAAGAGCTATTTCGTAATTCTTTAAATCTGATCTGTAAGACTCATTCCTAAGAAGGATAACAAGAATTGTGACAGATAGAAGAAGGAAGGTTAGATTGACAATTGTTGTCAGGGCTTTAAAAAACATACCATCTTCCTTTTCTGGCATTTGATTAACGTCCGCTTTGTCTGCGTACACCTTCATCTACATAGAGATTTAGAATTCCTCTGATATCAGATCGAATCCCTTCAACGTTTTTAGTGAGACGATCTTCAAGCTCTTTTAGCTCTTGTTTTGTAACAGAACTACGATAAAGCTCAAGCACTTGCGTATTCAGTTTCTCAATATCTTTCTTGTTTTCTGCTCTGTCTGATGTATATTGCATCTGAACAAGACCAAGAAGAAGAGTGAGAACACCAATTGCCAATTTTTCCCAAAGGGAAGATAACTTACTTGTTGTGTTTTCTGCCATCGAATAACACCTTCTTTTCTTGTTTATGTTTGATTTGTTTCTCTACGAGAAGTTTGTATTGTTCTATGCAAGAGTTATTCTTGACATAAGCTTTAGCTAATGATCTTACTGTATTTCCAGCAACTTCAGCTCGGCAAGGATGGATGAGTAATGAATCAGGGAGAAACACAGGAACTTCCTCTCGCTGCACTACAACTTTCGTCGAGCAAGCTTGTAAGCTCTGGAGGCAAAATAGCATCAAGATCAACATAATCTTTCTTTTCATTAACTACTTCCTCTTTCTTTTGCTTTGTGATATTCAGAGAGGAAATCTTGTCAATTTTCTTTTCTGTTTCACTTTCAATTACTTTTTTTTCTTCAATCAACTCTTTACTAATAGAGATATCAATTTCACATCGTTTTTCACTAATTACTAGGGATTCTTGCATGTGTTTATTGATTTCTACAGCATTTGATAGCTCTGTAGCCAACTTAGAATTGTCTTCATAAAGATGCTTAGAAAGACCGATTAAACTTAAACAAAGAACAAAAAGAACAATCAGAGCACCACTAAGAATCCTTGTCATGTTCTTCATCCTCTTGTGTTTGTTTAATAAATCTTCCAATAGCTCCCATTAAAGCAACCCCTCCCATCACCATCACAACAGCTTTTGTTGAAAGAGTGACAAGACTCATACCAAAAGCAAGAGAAAGCCCATAAGATACAGCAATCAGAATATTTGCAACCATGGAGAGAAATGAATAAGATTTTAGTTGCCTTTTCCAATCTTTAATTATTTTTGATTTCATCAATCTCTCCTAAGCAAACTTTTACTTCCGATTGTCGGCGTTTAGTTAGCCCATCTAAAACTTTACCTCCAGCTTTATTCCATCTGAGAAGCTGCATACAGGCTTCTGTATATTTACCTTGATTTAAAAGCTTAAAAGCAGTAGAAGACGTACAAGCTTTAACACCAACATTATAGCAAAAAGAAAGAAAAGCTGCATGTTGATAGTCTGTGATGGGAACTTTGATTGCTTTCATCATTCCTTTATCGTGGGATAAAAGATCATCAGCTAATTGATCAATACATTCTTCATCGGTGAATTTTTGATTTAATTTAAGTTCCGGACCTGTGTGACCATAACAGCTTGTTAAAATTCCAACAGGATCAACATAAACTTTATTTTCTTTGCCTTCATAATATGAAACTGTCCCTGCTCCTGCAATCACAAGAGCAGAGGAAAGCCCCAAAGCAGAAAGCTGTTTCGCAATAGCTTTGTTCATTTTCATTAGTTGTCACCAATATACTTAAAAGGATTTATTTCAAAGGTAAATCCTTTCATGTATTTGTATTCTTGTTCGGGAGGGTAAATTTTCGTGTTATCTTCAAGATCGAATTTGTTACCTAACTGAATGACAACTGCTCTTTTAGAGTTACCCCACTCTCTCACGTAGTAGAATGCGTAAAACCTTCCACATCTAAGAAATTGCCAACCAGTGTTATAAAGATCATCTCTAACCTTATCTTGACCACCAATTTTAACAATTTCATTTTTACGTACATCACAAGAAATAATAAATCGTTTAAAATAGTTAAAAGGGTTGCGGATAGCCATCCACCAGTATTGACCTAAGAAGGATGTATTTTTCCAACCAAAAGGGATATCTCTAGATGCCCATCTGAAGGAAGGGTCACCTAAAGTTCCGTCAACTGGGTTATCCCACCATCTCAAATATTTTGGAAAAGTCCTTAGCCACCAAACATCTGTTGGGGATAGTATAGTGGTTGAGGACTTTTTTGAATCATCGGCTAGAACAATACCGAGAGGGACAATTACTAAACCAAACAAAACACCTAAAACATTCAGTGTTAGTTGGAAAATCCAAATAAAAAGTGCTTTAATGAGGTGCATAATTGTCCCTCTAAATCAGACTTCAGCTTCTTCGGACAAAGAAGATGGTTCTACATAAGGTTCAAGCCAATCTCCTTCAGGACATTCCCAAAATTTAGTTGGGACTCCGGAGACATTATATGTGACAATCTGAAGAACATCTGCACAAGAAGGGCAGAAGCGATAGACAACTTTATTTTCTACTTCACTCATTGTAAAATCCTCACACGATTTCGTACTGGTTTTTAAGATTTTGAACATCAACTAAATGTGATGCTTTTAAGTCTAAGTATTGTTGACGGATAAGTGTTTGTTTAGTTGGCTCACTGGGTCCATCCATTAAAGCAGCCATTGCGTAATTCTTATTAAGAATCTCGACCTGCGCTTGATATGCTCTATTTAATTCGTCAAGAGCTTGTTGAAAAGTTTTAATTGGATTTAGTACAGGAATCTCTTCACTGTAAAATTCATCAGGTCCAACATCTTCTGGACCATTTACTGAACGCCAACCTTGTTGATCATTTCTTATAGCATAACCCATCAATTATCCTCCCAACCAATAATTCTAAGATTTCCGTTTCCGTTATTATTTGCCCAGTACAGATTTAAAGTGTCCAATTGAATTCTAACCGGATATGTACTTGTACCACCACCAGTGGTGTTGGTGAACATCCATTCTGGCGGATTTGTTGCAGAGTTGATAGGGCCTGTTTGACTAGTTGATGAGATAATTGCATTGATGTTAAAATCACCTTGCAAATGTGAGTACATAACAATCACTGATGATACATTTGGAGGAACATAATTTGACAGAGCCACAGACACGTAAGTTGGAGTAGTGGGAGACCCTGAAACCCCACTAGCTGCGGCAGGGTAGTTTGGAACGTTAGAGCCGGTAACAACTTTGTATTTGACTAATCTACCGTTTTGAATAAAACTTAATGGGTATTTATTCGATGAGTTATTATCAGTCCTTATCCAGCCCACCCGCGCCCTGTAAGTATAACCGCTAGGCATCGTCGGCGAGGTGGCACTAAGAGACAAAATAGCGCTTTGAGTATTAGTTGTCTCATTATAGATAACCCACACGGAATACCAAGTATTGGTTGTACTCGATCCTGTATCTATACCGCCATTTCCGGAAACTGCTGTACTAGGGTTAAGAACTACTGAACGAATAATTCTTGTTCTGTTATTGGTGTAATTTTTAACCACTAATTCATCAGCAGTTATATTAACAAGAGCACTTGTACCTGTTGCACTTAGCTTTAAATTTGAAAATGCTCCAACAATTCCGGATTGTGAAAATAAATCATCACTTTCTGCCTTAGAATAAACAGACAAATTTGTCCTAGCAGTAACAATGTTAGGAACATCACTCAAGTTGTTCGCTTTTTGGAGATATCTAGCGTCACCTGCGGCTTGGGTGAGAAAAGCACCTGGGCTGGCGAAGGCGATAGTCCAGTAAGTGTCCGAAGCATCAGTTACAGGGTCTTGAACCACAGCGCCTGGGCCTGAAGCAGCAACTGATTTATAGACAAGTCCATCTGTTCCGGTCACATAACAAATATTAGCTTCATAGTTCGTGAGGCTGTCCCATTGTGCAATACCTCTTTGAAAGATATGGGCAATTGCTTGATCTTGCCTGTTCTGAGACCAGTTTTCGTACTGATAAGGTGGGGGCTCAGCAATCCAACCTGTTTGAATTTTGACATCGGGTGGGGTGACTTTGTTACCTCCACTAGCCCAGAGATACGTGTAGTCTGGTTTAGCAATAGCTACCATTTTTTTATTCCTCGTTAATAAAGTTGTGCATATTTACCGCCTGATCCCGAAATAGTTAAATCAGCAAAACCCTTAGCATTTGGGGCTCCTTGAAATCCAAAATAATTCTCGTAGTCGAACTGTCCAAATTGTAATCCAACACCAATGGGTTTAGGGATAAATCTGGATTTATATCCCGTAGAACTAGATTCATAGGTCAGCAAAACTCTCTCGAAATTATTCAGTTGCTTCCCCACCATCAATATCATCTTGGCATTTCCAAGTTCATTAATACTGTTATAAGGGGAATTGAACACAAATTTTAGAAAATCAAGCAGTTGATTCGGAGTAACATTTGTCGTATTTTTTATAATTTTGGCTTTAATGAAAAGTCTATACTGGTCATCATTGAGAAGAGTGTTTCCTGCTAATGGGTCACCAACGCTATAATAGAGCCCACCAACAGATGCATCCGTAACATCACCAAAACTCTTAGCATCCGGATAACCATCAAAAGCAAAATATTGTAGGAGACTGGTGTCAATCAAATCTCTCGGTTGACCCACGATTTCTCCGATAATATCGAGTTGAGCACCGATAGCGGTATCAATCGACCTCTCCTGCATAAGCTGCTTAAAAACTTGTTGCAGCTCAAGAGAATCATAAAGAAGAATTTGAAGATATCTGTCGAATATATCTTTATCTTTAAATTGCTCAGTTACCCTATCTCGGGCTTCTTCAAGAAATTCTACAACCTCGAAAGGATTTACAGTCATGTGCAGCTCCCCTTAAGTCGTAGTAATAATTATATTGACATCACTTAGACTTGCGATATGATCAAAAGCAATTGCAATATTTGAAGTGCCAGTCGGTGAGGGTGAAGTTCCCAGAGTCAAAGAATTAACTTGATGCCCCGGAATAGAGTTGATTGGTGTGTACAATCTTGAGTAGATAACATCATCTCCAATTCCAAAATTATTACTGAAATATGACGTTAGTGAAGATTTAATTTGATCTTGCCCGTTTGCTGGAAAATTTCCATCAGTTGTCAAATCCATAGAAATATAAATCACTGTTGGCGCGGGGGTTTGATATTCCACTACTTGCGGAAAACCCTGAGCATCTGTAATTGTTCCTGACGTATTACCAACACTCTCTATACCAGCCGGTTTGTTTTGCCAAATAGCGTTTGCAATATCAATTGCATTTCCACCTAAGACAATAGCTTCAAAACTGTGTGGAGGCAATCCGTTAGAGTCAGTAAAGTCTGAATCATTTTCATAAACAACCACTTCTTCTACACCGTTCACACCAATTAGAGCGGAATAGATAGCATCTAAACTATTTGTACCTCTCTCGAATTTAGAAATCCTAAATCTTTCCCGCAATTCTACATCTGTTTCTCTGTTTTTACCTGCGGTCGTCGCGACAGGGTTGGAGGCAGAATCCCAACCTAAAATGGGAGTCACAATTGAATTAATAGTGTTTGCTTGTTGGACTATAGGACCGGGCTGTTCTGCTTGAGCTTGACCGATAGCCCCAGCTTTTGTTATAGCAATATTAGAAGTTGCAGAAAAAGAAACGGATTGAAATTTATCTATTTTTTCAATCTCAAGAGTACTGCCGATAACAGCTGCTGTCAACGTAGGATGGGCTGAGTCTATTATAGATTTAAGACCATTCAAAATTTCATCTGAAGTCGCCGAACTATCTGATGTATAATTGATAGTAGATGTGGTATTGTTATTACTGTAGCTTACAGAGTAGAGCGTATTGTTGGTTACACTACTTATTGAAATAGTAATTCCAAAAGCAGATGAAGCTGAAAGGGCAACAGGAGATACAAGAGCAAAACGATTATTAGAATCACTTCTAATGACACTGCCGATTGGGATAAAAGTGTTATTATCGCCATAAAGAGCCATGGGCACAGTAGAGTATGTTTGTTCTACTCGTGTTAATCCAGCGTAAGCTACGAGATTATCAAGCGCAATGCCTGTTGCAGAATTTGGATCAAATGCAGAGTAGATTTGTTGGGCAGCTTCCCAAAGAGACGCAACAGAAGGCGCTTTGAGCGAAATAAGCCTTCCTAAAGCTGTGCTGTCAGAGGTATCTACAACATCCCCAGGTTCAACCAAGTCTTGCATGACAGTGACCGCTTGGGCTCTATCATCAGTTAGAATTTCAGGTAATCGTTTGATAACGAATCCCTGCTCTGTTACACCATAGGCCATATTAAAAATCCTTAACTAATTGGTGAAATATTGATAGGTGCTGTAACTTCGCCCGTGTTAACTCTCACTTGAAAAGTCATCGAATATTGACGATCTGAGAAAGTGGAGCTAAAAGACACAATCTCTTTTACCCCTGGCTCAAGTAAAATTTGTTCTTGAAAAATAAGATCAACTGAGCTTTTAGTTACTTTCTTTTTACCAAGAATTCTTTGAAAATAAGGCACACCATAAGTAGTGTCTAAAAACCACTCTTCTTGAAATGTAAGGAGTCGAATTTTGAGCCTTTGTGCCACAGTTTGTGTAAAAGGTGAAGTTACATATTCTTTTGTTAATGGCCCATTATTCCAGATAATATCATGATTGTTTGGGGAAATTGGATTTGTTTCTAGTAAAAAATCCATTATGCTGTAGGACCTCCTGTTGTACCGGGACCCGGGGTTACACCAATATGTTTGTGAGTATCAAACGGAATCCCATTAAATGTTGCAGCTCCAGTAAGAGTGTAATTGCCTGTTTGAACAATATTACCTTGAACCTGAATATTACCAATCCAAAGAGTATTTGCAACATCTACTGTCATTTCTGGAGCATTTACATTTACAGATGAAACAGCATTCACTGTCGCATCACCACAATTAACTTCAACAAGCTTGTTTCCAGCATTAATGATAACACTGCCATCTTGTTTCAATCTTATTTCCACTTCATTAGAAGTTCCAAGATTATTGAAAATTGCTACATCTTTGGTTGAATGTTCATAAACATGCTTTGCGGGATTGTTGACTGAATTACCTTGCGGCATAATCCCTGGAATAAAAATTGCGTCTGATTTATCAAGTTTTGCTTGATTCATTGGAGCAGCTGGTTTACCATTTCCACTCTTCCAAGCTTCAATACTGCGCATGGAGAAAATTGCTAGTCCTGTGGTTTTCCCTGGATTGATTGGGAAAGTCATCCCTGCATTATCAGAAACAGGAAAACAAACAGGAACACCTTGTATAATTGGGTATTCGGCTACTGTCCCGTCTTCTTTTCTCTTATTGATTGTCGGCTGTATAGTCACAATCATATCAGAAGCATCCCTATCAGATGCAACTACAATGCAAGGAATTGCAGTATAAATTTCAGATTTTGTACTTTCTTTAACTGCTTCAAGTAGAGGTTGGAAAATATCAGACATTTCTAGTCACCTTCTCAATAGCTGTTGCTCTGCATTCAGTGTACCAAGCATTTTCTCGCCATGATCCATTGTGCCTGATATCTTCAATTTTATACCAACCCTGAATAAGTCTGTCTTCTAGCTTCACAATATCACCAGCTTGAATATCTGGATTCAAAAGCATTTTCCATTGAACAGATTGCTTCTTAACTTCATCCTTTTTAGAACGCCTAATATCACCATTTGCATAATACGCAGATTCAATCAGACCACTTTCAGAAGAAATAACATAGGCTGTTTCAAAGCTTTCTCTGTTCCCCCGCGTCTTATCATGAGCATAAAGAACATCGTCTTCTATCTGCCACTCAAGACCATATTTTTGAGAAAGTTCATTGAGCATTTCTTTAGGAGTGCCTGTCAAGGGATAGCCATAAAGAATAGGATTGTTCAGATTGGTTCCATTGTAAACACCTCTAGCAACTCCAGGCAGAGCTTTACGAATCTCTTCAAAAACATCTTTTAATGTTCTTCCCGGGGCAACTAAAGAACTTAATAATTTATGATTCAGGTCTGTATAACCAGAACCCATTTGAATTTGTGTAACTCTGTCTGTCCCTGATTTCCTGGTTGTAACTAAATTAACTTCACCAGAGAAAAGTCTTTTAATTCCAATATCAGCATAACCAGCACTGAATACAGCAGCAGGGTAGTCTGTTTCAAGAATTTTCAAACTTTGATTGGAAAGATTGTAAATTTCAATAGCGCAAGAATTTGTCTTTGCTTTATTGTCAGAGGATTTGCTAATATCAAAAGAAACTTGGAGATTGTCAATTAGCAAACCATTTCCATTTTTATAATCACCAATGATAAGCTCATACTTCCTGTTCTTTTGAATTAGCATTTTATTCCTCAGTTATATAAATATAATACATGTTGTAAAATTCATGAATCTTGTCTGGATATTCAATATAGCTATCAGTCACAAGATCACTTTTAGGTTCCATCCAGAAAAATCCACTCAGATTATCTATAGCGTAATTTTGCATTATTGGGTGATAAGGAACTACAGCACATCCCACCACAATTTCATTGTAGTCAGCATCTAAAAGAGACAAATAATAGAGCTTAGAACGCTCGTTGTAGGTGAATTGGAGGATATACGAATTACCCTCAAGGGAGATAGAATAATCGTAAAAAGACTCTGAGAATAGCGGTAAATTAACGTAATTAATCATAATTCTTTGGCTACCTCTCTTATTTCATCGTCATCCGTTTTAGGAGGATTATTTCCTGAATTCACTGTGCTGTCTTGTTTACCCTTGGATTCTTTGGTTGCAGCTTTCTTTTTCAATGAATCAACAACATCTTTTGGGATTGTTGTTTTCTTTATTCCAGCAAAAGAAACTTGCTCAAAAGTAAAATCAGGATATAAAGCATAACCTGTGTTAACATCTTCTTTAAAGTTGATAGAAGTTATGACAAGATTATTGATGATCCTTTTAAGATTGATACCATCATATTCAAAAAGTCTTACGATTTGAATAACTTTTTCAAACTGCCCTGTTTGTTCATTAATTCTAAAACCACTAACCAAGTTAGTAAGAGCATTTCTTATCTGCTCTAACAGGTCTGCTCTTTGAGCGTCCATTGTAACTTCAGGATCAACAGAAGGTAAAAACTGACCAATACTTGTAGGAATGAAATTAGAAAGAACACCAAGATCAGTAGAACCAACATTAACAGCTGTCGGAGGCTCATTGACGTTGAAAGGAGCATTGCCCACTAAATCTTGAATCAAATAACTGCTTGTATTAATATCATCCCCAGTAATTACACCCGATACGTTGAATGTAGGATTATTGTTGATAAAATGGTCTGTAATTTCACCGCCACTATCAATCGGATGTTTTGTAACTTGACCTGTATAACTTTGGGTGTAAAGTGTGGTGGCATTCAAATAAATGAAGCCACCTTCATCTTTATCATCATCACCCCAGCGAAGGGCTAAAGACATATCACTCTCCTACTGGAAATTGAAGTAAAGTTGCTTTTGCTAAATCTCTCAGATGTTCTTGGAACTTGTTACCAAAATCTTCAGGATTTGCAGCATCAATTTTAACATCCATTTTGATTGAAAGATCAATTGCTTTTTGACCTGGGGCTAGTGCTTGGTTGATTCCCGGTAAAGCAAACTGATTTCTATTTTCTGCTGCCAGTCTTGCTTGTTCAGCTTTGTAATCTGTACGCCAATCGTAATCAGAACGAACATCATCGAAAGGCTTACCAAACTGGAAAGGAGTAACTTGATCTACCGTAACTCTAGGGTCAAGCGCTGCAATTCCTTTTGTTGCTGCTGAAATAACAGCATTAGCTCCAATACGCCCTGGTGTTGTAATTGTATTTACAAAACGTTTACCAGCAGATTTAGCAGAACTTACAGCATCTGAATAATCACCTTCTGCCAACTTGTTCAAAACATTTGCAGAGTTACCAAGTAAAGACAGTGTATCATTAAGCTTATTTAATACTGAACTACCATCAATCAGTTGAAATAAATTATTCCATCCATTGTAAATATTGGAAGATAATTTATCCATCTCTTCCATCAAAGATTTAAGCTTAGAAAAAGCCTCAAATGCTTTTGCCTGAGATTCTTCTGTTGGGAATAGTTTTTCACCAAGATAACTGTCTCTTCCTTGGAAAAATCTTTGAAGTGATTGCACACTAAGAAGCAAATAGCTTACATACTTACTTGCTTGGTCAAATCCTTTTGCAAGAGACTCCACCATTGGATTTGCTTCTTTTAAACCACCATTCAATGCTCTAAACAGTCTTGCAAAACCAGATTCCAACCCGCTATTTGAAGCAACAATTGCCAGATCAGAAATTCTATTTTGAAATCTAGCCTGTTCCGCTTGAGATGCCCGTGCTGCTGCATCTAATGCACCACCAGCGTTTGCCCTTTCGGAAGCAAGTTGACCAGCATAGGTAAGAACACTACCTTTTACTTCGCCTTTTTTCATAGCTTCCATCAAAGCTGAAATGGCTTCTTGTCCTGTTTTATCTCCACCGATTTGCCGTTGATATGCTTCAGCAAACAAAGCAGTACCACCAGGGAGAGCTTCAGCGATTTGACCTGTACATTGTCTTCAGGAGGGTTCGTTACTCCCCTCCCCGTTCTCTTATGAACTGCTTATAGTTTCCTATAAGATGAGACTATATCTTAAAGTTCAGCACTACCTGTTCACTTCCTTCTTTTTTCGGGATACTTATCCCTACTCTACTCACTTCCGCACACATGTGCGTGTTTTCGATAGTCGTTGAAGCCGAATCTTTTAAAAATATTCATCAGATATGTGACGGTATCTGATTTTATTACGAATTCTCTTTATATCTATTATCTTCAATAGAGAGTTATTTGAAATATCTTTTATCTGCCTGTCGCCCAAACCTTTTACAATATTTTCACAAACCCATCTGATTGTAGATTCAGAAAAATCTGTTATATATTTGTGCTCTATTGGGTACATACATCTAATGTGAAAATATGTACTACCATCTTTTATTTTTTTTATAATGTCTTTTGAAACATCAAACTCAGAGGAAAGATCTTTAATCAAAGCACCTTGCTGAAGTTTCTGACAAATAAGATGCACCTCAGATTCAGACAATTCTGAATTATAGAGTTTTTCACCTTTAGATTTCAAATTATTTCTTATAGCATGAAGTTGATTTTCAGACCGAGTAACCCATTCAAGATTACTTGCGCAGAAATTCCTTTTATTACCATCTTTATGATTAACATTAATTTTAAACTCAGGATCGGGATTTTCTACCCAACAATCCGCAACAATCAGATGAACCATTACGTTAGAAGGCTTACCATTATGTGAAGCTCTAAATCTTGGGTAGTCTTTCGTTTCAACTAAAATTGACATTGGCTTTTCAAAATACCATTGAAAAACTTGCCCATCAAAAGAACATCCATAATTTGGATATTTATTAGATTTTCTAACAACAACTTCATTTATTAGTTTTTCTTGCATGTCACTTTCCTTACTGTATTCGGGAATTTTTAAAAGATTCTCGCCTGCTGATATTCCCTATGGTTGATGTTTTTACTATCCCACAAAACATTATTTTTGTGTTCACTCATTATATCACTATATGAGGAAGTAATCAACCCCTAACAGGATTTCCCAGCAATTAAAGAAGTTAATTTTTCTATGTATTTCTACATAGCGAGCCTAACATTTTAGCTCTTCGGCTTGAAGCTTACCTTTACCTGCTACCTGACTTAACGCTCTGAATAGCCTGTTCTGTGTCACCCTATCCAGTTTATTTACACGAGATAGTTCAGCAAAACCAGAGAATACTTTCTGACTCTCACCTAATCCAACACCCGCGCCTGTCAAACCAGCAATCAATTTATTGTAGTCACCAGATGCTTCCAAATAGTTGAAACCGATTCTGTCAGCTTCACTACGCAGATAATCAAAAGATTGTCCACCCTCTCTGGCTGTTCCACCTGCTTGTTGTACAACGGCAGATGTTTGTAATTGAGCAGAAACTACTTGCTGATTTCGTTGATTAAGCTGTGCTAGTCCATAACCACCACCAGCTAAAGCAAGAAGAGGTGTGTAAGCTCTTGCTGTTAATCCTGCAATACCTCCTGCTCCAGCAGCATTGTTTACTGCCACCACCCTTTGACGAGGGTTTTGCTGAGGCGGGTTTGGAGGGTTATTCGGCGGTGGGTTGTTAGGGGGATTGAGATTTCGACCAACACGTCTTGAAGCTCTTAGTAGAGAAGCTTGAAGATTTCGATCATTAACAGCAAAACGACTGATTTCAAAAACAACCCGACTAGAGGCGGCGTCAAGTGCATCACCAAGAACAGTATTCAGTCTTCTTCGATCAACAGTGAATCTGTCGATATTTAAAGTGATACCTCTGTTTAATCGCCTAGTAAGCTGTCTTAGTTTTTTCTCAAAATCTCTAAAGGACCTGTCAACGTTTCTTACAGAATTTCTATTAATTTTATAAGAAACATCAACTGTATACTTTCTTACTGTAATAGCTGTAGCCATTTATTTTCCTCATAAGAAAGCTAAAAATTTAGCTCTTTGGATTGTTTTTCTCGGCCTCTCTCTTAGCTTTCTCATATGCTTCTTCTTTAAGAGAATCGTAAACGTCTAAGATTTCCAGCATTTTATTCATTTGTCTAAAACTGATCTTTGTTTCAAGATCACACACCATGTGAAGACCTCCTTTCTCATGAGTAGCTAATCGATATATTTGCCAATGTTGAGAGTATTTGTCTTCAATTTCTTTTTGTAGTGCTGTTTTAAATTTCTCTTTACCCGATTCTTTACTTACTCTTCGGAATCGGGTTGAGTAAAAAGATCACCTAGATTATACTCTAGTACAGCTTCGTAAACACGAATCATGTGTTTGGTTTTACGAGAAAAATAGGCATCAAAAGATTTGGAATCAAAACTCTTACCACCAACAGAAACACTTTTAATAATGATTTCTTTCATTAGTGCAAGGTCTGATTTACCTTTTTCAAGGTTTTCTTGTTGTGCTTCTAGAAAGTCAAGAGCAAAAGTAGCAGGCCATGCTGTGAAAGTGTAAGGCTTGCTGTCGATTTCTTTTTCTTCGGTTTCTAGGATATCAAGCAGATTGGACATTATTAAATTCCTCAGATAATATTACTTAAAAGATTACTAAAAAGACTAAAAGAAGGATTGGCATTAGAGCCAACATAAAATTGTGAAGTGTTGCAGTAAATGATCCAGGCTCTATATTCCAAATCACCAGAATAAATTACTTCGGGGTATGCTGTAATGAAAGCCTCATTACTTGAAAAAACACTATTACCGCCCTTATCATTCAGTGTTATTTGAAGTCTTCCTGTACCATTTTCAAGATCAAGTTCATGAATTCTTGAAAAGACGTCATTAGCTTGCTCTGTTTGTAAAATCGGAACAACTAAAGTACAAGATGTGTTTTTATTTCTAACTCTTGTGTTTGTCCCACGAATACCATCAATTGGGAGAAAACCTTGTTTGTTTCTTTTAATTGAAATACTCTCCCAACCTTTTACTTGATAACCTGCAACAATTAAAACAACATCTTGTGGACTATATGTAAAAATTGTCATAGAATACCATCCAGTGAAGGTAATGCAGAGGTTGCAATGTTGACGATATCATTAAGAATTGAGCTAGGTTCTGTATTACTTCCGTAATTAATGACGCACTCTGTACAACGAATTACCCAAGTCCTCCCATCTACACTAGCACTTTTAACCATGTCTGGAGGGGATTCAACCCAGGCGGTGAGAGAGAACATTAAATCTGTCCCACTTAAATCTTTAACGAAGATGGGAAATTTCCCTCTTCCTTTTGTAATTTGATCTAATTGCCACATTTTGGTGAGAAGATCATTCGACTCACTACCATTATGTAGTGTCACACGAAGTGTATACGTGTTGTCGTTGTTATAAATTCTTGCCACTGTTCCATCAGGTGTTCTTTTAGCTACAAAAGAATCAATATCTTTTGAGATATTTACAAATGTTCCATCAACAAAACCTTTCAGGGAAATGAGACCAGCGACTAGAACATTTACGTCATCAGGACAATAGTTAAAAGGATCAGCCATTTGTTACCCCTGAAAATAAAAGGGGCCTTGCGACCCCTCTGATTGTTTTACCGGCTAGAGAGTTTCCAGCGATCCTCAACGACACCGCCGAGAGATTCCACAATGTCAACATTGGGCTCATCAAGAAGCATGTTGCCACCAATAAACAGATCACTTCCGAACATGAAAATCTGCCAAGTACGAGTTTCAGTAGTATCTGAAAAATCTACTGTAGGCGGGCCAGCAATAATTGCATTGTTTGAAGAAGCAACAGTTTGACCGCTGGTATCTTTCATTGTGCAGCTAAACACATATTCGTTACCCGGTGTACGAGCATCAGCAAGTTGAATTTGCTGAAGAACAGTGTTTGAAGGGGAATACTGGTGAAGAGTAATACCCACGTTCATAGCTGTTACACGGCGCTTAACACGACCAAATGCGTCATCACCAACACCCTGATATGGTTCGGAAGTTGGGATAAGACGTTCCATGTTTACGAAAGTACCAGCAGCAAAGCCGGTGATTCGATGGGTTTTTCCAGCAACAGTGATAACAATCGTGAAATCATCTGGTGCATAGTTACCGATTAGATTGGACATATTCTATACTCCTTATACTGTCAGAGTTCCTTCAACGATCACCTTACGGATGCTACCAGCAAGACGAGCGCGGAATTTAAATGTGCCTGCAATACGCTGAGCACGTTGATTTTCAGGAATACTCAGAACATCAGGAGTTTGAACAGTCCAACCAGCATCAATTGCACCATTGGCTTGAGCCAGAGCAAGGACACTGCGAATTTCATTCTCAATAGTTACAAGTCCGGGATTTGTGACGTTTTATTAAAAGCAGGTCGTTAATCTGCTCCGATTTGTTTTAGATATTTATTTCTTCGGGAAATCGCACCGTTAATAGTTCTTGGCGATCTTCCTTCACACCACAATTCAAATTCTTCTTCGCTCATCTCACCGAGCTTTTTGGTATATTTAGCATCCCTCTCTTTACCGAGTTCGGATGCTTTACCAGATTCTTTTAATTTTTGATGGGACTTTCTGGCTTTTCTTTGTAGTCCGGTTAAACCATCAGCACCAACCTCTCTCATTGTTTTTTGGGCCTTTACCGAAGCTGCTTTAAAATCCATACTTTGTTTTCTTTTCTGCTGTATTTCAGCCTTTTTCTCTTCAGAAAAATTATCAAGCATGTTTGAAATTCTTTTTGAAATATTAACTCTCCAGTTAACACCTTCTTCTGTATTCCAAACCCAATCTACAAATTTTTCTGTTTGTTTTTCTTTAGCTGTTTTACCGCAAGAATCTTTTTTATAAAGTCCCTCACGAATCAGGTTACCTATTAGAGGATTTTCACCAAAATTAGGTCCCCATCCTTGATTAGCCCAATCCTGTCTTTTGTAAACTTTGAGTACAACATTCTTCTCCCATTCAAACATTTCTTCTATGTTGTCAAATGTATAACAAAGCCTGTACTCAAAATTTTCAGGGTTATTTTTAAATTCTTTTCTTAATCTTCCAGATGTGAAGTAAACCTTTCCGAAATCTTCGGAAGGTGTGAGATTTTTCTTCACATTAGCATATCTTATACCAACATATTTCATTCCATCAGATTTTCTTACTAGAAAATATGAGTACGGATATACTTTATCGAATTGCTTGTGTTTCATAAATATTCCCTCACAAATACCTTACACTTTCATGTAAGACTAGATCATATCTTCAACCTTAGTAGGTTGCCTCCCATTTCGGATCACTTGATCCTACGACATTCATGTCTGATCGTTGAACATTCCCTTTCGGGCTTTGCTGCTGATTGTCCAATTCTGTTGATTTTCAAACATTCACGTATAAACCATTATATCAGGTTTTGCGTTGTAGTTCAACAGACTCTAAGGAGTTTCCAGCAATTAGAGAGGTTTTCACCAAATTATTACTAATTTAGGCCGCTAACATTAACGGAACTTTGGGGCTATTAATCAGACGGAAGTAGATACCTTCTTGCAGACGAGCATAAAGCCAATCAATGAAAATTACTTCATCGATAGGGGAACCTTTAGCTGTATTACCGTCTTGGAAAATATTTACACCACCAACTTTAGTGAACATGTTGACATTTTTCTCACGCAGATTAGCACGTTGAGTGTCGGTTAGTTTACTAACAGTAATCAGGCTACCTTGTTTCATATCCCAATCATTAGAGCCGGGAGTTGCAGCAAGCTGACTACCAATCCAAGCAGCTTCGGGATACTGAGTATCCGCAGTTGGAAGATAAGTGATAAAAGTACGTTCTAGTCCGGTATTGTTTAGATAAGAACCAACGTCAGTAGTAGCGGATGTAGGAACAGCGGTATCTTGAGTGGAAGTACCAAAAATCTTACGACGAGTTTGAATTGTTTCTGCCAAAGATTTAATATCAGCGTCTGCATGACTTTCTGCTACAAGAGCGTACCAATCATTGTTGTCTTCGCTTACAGCATCAAGTGCTTCAACCCAAGTTTCGGTTGGAGCAGTGTAAGTGACAGTTAGATTGCTTGATGTACGGACCGACCAGTTAGCACCGGGCGTGGCACTACCAACAGTCAGAACACCACCCGCTGCGCTAACATTAATTCCTGCTGGAGTGCCAATAGCTGTGTCAAGACCAGCAGTAATAGTTGTGGCAGTTGCACCAGTTCCAGAAGTAAAAGTGTAATCCACTTCGTTAATAGTTACACGATAAAGAGTATTATCGGAAACAACAGGAACAATAGTAACTTCGTCTACCTGACGACGACCTACAACAACTTTCGGAATACGGAAACGAATACCTGCTGTTTGACCAAAAATTCGCTGAGCAATCTGATAGACTTTATCAGTAGAATCAAAATCAGAAGCTACAGCATCAAAGTCAGTGTATTCACGAGTACGTTCAGCAAAATTAGTGAATGTTGATAGGATCAAAGGGATTTGAAAACTAGCCGTTGCTACTGGTGTAGACTCTCGACTAATATTAATTTGTACAATGTTATCGATTTCAGCCAATTTTAATTGTCCTATTATCTTGATTTATGGAATAACAATATTTGGAGGAACTGTATAAATCTCTCCACTAATTGTATCTTGTAGAATTACTGCATCAACAGTATCAACAACTTGCTGGTAGTTCACGATGAAGTTGAATGTTGCATCAACATTAAAAGCTTCAACCCATTGTGTTTCCCTTCGTTGCGGGGCGCGTCTAACATCTGATTTACGAAGATAGGCTATTTTACTTTTATACAATTCCTCAAAAACAACAGGATTTGCACCAATGTTATGATAGAAACAAAAAGCCATATCGGCAGATTGACTACCTATAAAACTGAATTGAGCTTGAATTTCGTAATGAGCTTGTAATGAAACTTGACTATCTTCATTAGCAGCGGTTGAAATAGCCGTCTTACCTGTAGAGCTAATGGAAAGAATGTTAATGACACCATAGCTTTCCGGGAGTTCTGAAAGTTGGTCTGGATTTGAATGAGATACGATAATTTCAGATGTGGGAAATTCCGGAAAGAGAGCTTTTTTACCAGCAGAAACTAATGCTCTGCGAATAGGAATATAATTCATTATTCTCTCTCCACTTTAGATTTAACTTCAGAAAGCATTGTTCCACTATCCACCAGAGGATCATTGAATCCTTTTTCTTCAATCGTTCTGGGACTGTTAGGTGGAGTGCTCCAATCTGCGATCACCTTCTTCATATCCCTTTCAAAAATATTCCCAATAAACCTATACTCCTGAATGAAAGAGCTTCTTCCATCTAAAATACGACCAATACTTTCATTGAAAATCTTGTCGTATTCCCCTCTTTCGATTCTTAAACCAAATCCAACTCGCATGAAAGGACGTACAGGGTTTGTTTCAGAACCTTCCTCGTTCCACTGAGCAACTTGAGCAACAGGTAAATTTTCGTTTTCTGAGCCGTAAACAGACTCAGGGAAGAATCCAGTTTTAGAAACAAGATTGTTATTTTCGATCTTAGAAAGTTGAGACCACAGGTCTCTTTCTTTGGTGAGCTTTATTTCAAACATTACCCACCTCAATTTGGAGTACTTGGAACTCTTGCACAATCTCCACGATAATGATCAAGAATCCCCATGGAATATTTTTTAACTTTCATGAAGCGGTAACGTTCACCTTCGATGATAATTTCATCAGCTTGCCAACCACCAAACCCTTCTTTTAAGGTTCTAATTTCTTGAGATGTATAAAACTTATACCACTCTTTTGTACGTTCAGATTCAGGAAGCTGTAAGATTTCCTTACTACCCATAGGTTGCAAATTACCCTCTACAACCACCTCTGTTTCAACACCTGGGACAGCTTCACCCCATTCGTTTCGTGTTCCTTGGGTTTTTCTAATAACAATAAAAGGTAATTTTTTAGTGAGTATAAATTGAGGACTAAGCATTTGAGCACTCACAATTGAAAGGATCAGCAAAAAACAATCCTTCTTCATCACACACTTTCACTAAACTCAACGGAGAACGAACATTATCTGGATTATTGTTATTTGCCTTCACATCAGCCCAACTAATACCAGCAGCATAAGGCATTGCCCCGTTGGGAATGCTTGCTGTTCCAGAATCACTGATTAGACTTTTAAGAGCAGCTAAATAGTTCTTAGCATACTCATTCCGTACGGATATATCGCCCGTAGTTTCGTGGGTATTATACCCAGCGATAGTCATTGATATAGCACCAGCGACCCATCTAATAATGTTTTGCTGACTAGGACCATATGCATCTATTAGTGCCTGATACTGGTCATCTGTAAACACAGGGTAGAATGGATTTGATGGGGTATCTCCGACAATTAACCTGATCAATTCTATTTGAGTTAATGCCATATATTACTCCTTCACTCTTCCATAATACTTTAACTCTGCCTCTTCTCTGACACGAATAGCATCTTCAAGATTAATGAAGTATCCTAATTTGAATAATTTCTTATCTTTAGAGATATATGCTTCCCATTTAGATTTTTCTTTATTCCAGCTAACTCCAGTTTTACCAGATGTATTATGTACTTTTATTGTCTGATTAAAATTTTGTTCTGATGAATTTGTCCACCGACAGTTTTCAGGGCAATAATCCCCATTCACATCAAATCTGTCTAATGTCAGACCTTCGGGACGTTCACCCATATCCTCAAAGAAGTTAAGTACACCCATTACAGGGTCTAGCCATCTTTCACAAATTTTTATACCCCTGCCGCCATGGTGGGCAAACGACTTATGATTCTCGTCTGTAACTCTCTGTATCATAGCTCTATAAGAGGCATAAGTTTTTGTAAGGTATTTTCCATGTTTTTGTCGTTTGTTCATAAAACCTCCTTTAAATTATTGGAGTATCTATTCTACATGAAACTACCTTAAATTTAAAGGGTTGGGGTAGATTTCTCTACCCCTTTCCCTGTGGATTTAATTAACCAGTATAACCTCGAACCAGCACATCAGGCCGACGTACAATGTTCAGGAAGTTAGATTCAGACTGAAGCAGAATTTCAGTATCGGTTTGATTACGATACTCAAATACGTAAGCTTCCATACCGAGAGTGTTGGTGAATTCAAAACGGTTGGCAGGACCAAAGTAAGTTTTGAAGATTTCAGTAGTACCCATCGGAACAAAATAAGCATCGTTTGCAGGAATAAAGCGGGTGCCATCTGGAGCAAAACCACGATATTCCATGAAACGGATTGCACCGCAAACAAACTCACGATCAAGACCACCAGCACTACCAAGTTCACGACCACCACGACGCAGAGGCTCTTGTGTGCTCATATAGTATTGATAAGCAGCTTTAACGGAAGGATGGGTGATCAGTTTGCTGAAGAATTCAGGAGAGCAGAAAGCTACAACTTCATTTACCATTTCACCAGATTTGATGTTGTCTTGGATATGAGCAACAACTTCTTCAACTTTCAGAAGAACTTCAGTAGTGCTGGTATCCAGATCAAAGTCAACTTCTTTACGAGTTACACCAAAATCAGTGTAGAAGTTGCCAGCAATAGTGCCGTTAGGCGCATAAACATCGCCAGTGGTGATCAGTTTAACACGAGCAGTCTCTAGAGTTTGTGCATGGGAACGACGAATACGTTCTAGTTTACGAGCACGAACTTGATCCAGAACTTCAGGAATACCTGCACCAGAACCGCCGTATGCGCTCTTGCCTTGAATATCTTCAGGTTTGATTGCATCATCGAGAGGGAAGTGAGGGAGAGCATAGCTGCGAATCAGACGGGTGTAGTCTTTGGAAACGTTGTTACGTTCACCGCGAGGACGATCACCGATCAGACCAATAGACTGATTGATCTGCTCAAAAGTTACAGTGTTAGTGGCAACGGATTCTGATTGGAACAGACCCATTTGCTGAATTTTACCATACTGGTTAGGAACAATTAGAAGCTCCTGAGTCCAGTCAGCAATATTAAAAGGATTAGTAAAATCACGAATGATTGGCATACCAGTTATTCCTTGTTATTAGTTAGTGGTTAGAACGTTAATGTTCAGGGCTTCAAGAGCATCATATGCAGCTTGTTTTTTAGTGTTGTCGTTGTAAGTGGCATCCAGAACGAGGGCGTCCTTGCTAACTTCAGCCGGTCCTTTAACAAGAACAACAATTTTGGTGTCAGTGGTAGCGGCGATGCTACGATCAGCAATAACAAGGGCTGCTGGTACTTTAGAGCCGTCAACAGCAGTTTCTACAGCGATTTTGTATTTACCAGTAGCTGTAACTTTGCCAAGAACGGTGCCGACTGCATAGGTTTTAGCAGCAGCTTCGTTGGCAACCACTTCTTTGCGGCAGAAACCAGTTTCAGGCCACAGTTCGTGTTTTACTAGATTAGAAAGGCGAGCGGTATCGGTTTGTACGATTGCCATAATAAATTATCTCCGGAGATTATTGTTTTGCGTATTTTTGTTTTAGAAGTACAGCAGTGGCGTTTTCACCAACAGGCTCTTCAACTTCCATTTGTTTACTTTTTTGCACAAAAAGGTCAGTTTCTTCTACAAGCTTGTTTTTATCTTTAAGAGCTTTGATTACAGCTTCAAAAGATTCTGAATCTAGAGTTTCAAGAGATTTGAAAAGAACTTCAGCTTTTCCAGCATCAGGTTCAACGGAAGCGATTGCTTCTTTACGCTGTTTTACAACAACGTCTTTTTCTTTTTGTTGGAATTGAGCAACCAACTCCAGTGCCTTTTGAAGTTCCATCTCTTTACTCTCTAGTTCAACCTTGAACTGAGCTTTCAGAGTTTCTTCAGCAGCGGCAACTGCTTTTTGAATTTCTTCTTGCATAATTTCCTCTGTTTCTATGGAGGGTGTTTCTACAGTAGATTCGCCCTCGTGAATCGAGGACATTGCTTTATCTAAAGCTTCTTCAGAAATATCATCAGTTGCTTTAGTGATTAGGGTTGTCATACCATTGGCAGGACCCCCCTGAAATTTACCAACAAGGGCAACATGGGCGCCCTCGTGGTCAAAACTAATATCAGTGAGACGACGTTTAGCTTTTTGAGTCATTCTATATTCTCCACTCTTGCACGGGCTCCAATGGAAACACCGTTGATTTCACCAGATTTCACCAAAGACCAAAGTTGTTCGCTTATGGGATCATTTTCTGGAAATGACCACCACTGAAGCCAAGTGCCTTTGACAATCTCTCTTCCATCGTCTAATGTAAAAGAGGCGGGAGTGATAAAAGATTGTTCAATTTTAGCCTTTTCTGTTTCAACTTTATGAAACAAATTTGCCTTCATCGAATGTGTATTGAAGGAAATGCAAGCTTTCTCAACTTCTTCTTCGGAATATGTATCACCATGCAGGTCAATAATATTAGGTTCAAGGACTACGAAAAGGGCTCTACGTTGTTCACTATCAACAGATTTCATCATCTCAATTTCGTAGTTGTCGCCTCCCTGGTCTGACGGAGAGCCAAACCATCTCTCAAAAAGAGAAACAAGATCATGAAGAAAACCACTGTGTCCATCTTCAATTAAATCTTCAACATCCATGTCAATTTTCACAGATTTGTTCACACTAAAAAATTCCTTTGGTCCTTTACCTTTCATTTTACCCCTGGGCCACAACCATCTAGCTGACCAGTACAAAGGAGAAAAAGGGTCATTAATTCCCTCTTGTCCTCCGAATCTTGCATAAAAAGCATTATTCGCTTCTACACTCGTATTGTCTGAAAGAGAAGGGTCACCAAATCTAACAATCTTGACTTCATCTCCACGTTTGACTAAAACAGCCCCTTGTTTATCACCAGAATCTTTTTTAGGTTTTCCAAAGCCTGGAAACTTCTCCCCGCGATATTCAATTGTGCCGTCTGAGTTTCTTGTGTATTCAGCTTTTTTTAGGTTATCTTTTGCATTTTTGGCGGCGGCTAATCCTGTAGCGATTGCTCTACCTTCATCCCCATCATATTCTTTGAGGGCTGCATTAGCAGCCGCTACAAATACATCTCTGGCATGTCCTTTAAGTTTTTCTGCTGCAGGGGGCAGTTTATCACTAGCTTTCCACGGCATTACACATTCTCCGTATTAGAAGTTGAACCATCTCCAGATGATCCGTCAGCAGCTCCTGTCCCAGAAGGAAGTCCATCTTGCATTCCATCACCTGATCTACTAGAAGCCCCTGTAAGTTGTTCACGGGCAATGTTTATATCAACAGTTGGGTCTTTAAAAGGAGTTGGCATGTTGGCTTGTTCAGCGAGCCAATTGATAGTGCTCGGGTCTTGACTCATCATACCAACAGCAGCAACTCGTTGAATAAATTTAGACAGAACATCAAGATCGGGAGACTTAAGATCACCAAATGAAAAATATGGGGTAACTTCTGTACTCCAACCATTTAACGAAAACAGTTGAGGAATTAAATCGTGATTAAGTTGTTCTTGAATTTCAATCAACTTAGATTCAATAGCCATATCAGAAATACCTTGGAGAGATTCAGCAAGTGAAAAGCTACCTCCACCGTCTTGTCCAAGAATCAATTGAGAAGCCATTAGTGAAGTAATAATTTCTTTCTGATAACGAGAAATAATTTTACTAACATCGTAAGCCTTACTCCCACTGACGCCAAGAAGTTCAAATTCAGCAATCATTTCAGCACCATTATCATCCTTTAAAGATGGGGTGATAATGCCACTTTGTTCCCCCATGTGAAGATTACGCATCATATTTTGATAGTAAGCATAAACAGCTTTATCTTCAGGAGAAGCGTTAGGGTCCATATATCTTGGATTAAGTTTCAGATGTTTAAGACCTCTAGCATCATTGGCGACACCTGTGCCTTCAAACTTCTCAAGCTCTGTTTTGTACTTCCAAGCAACATAGCAACTAGCCAACGGACTAATCCCAACAGGGTCATCTTTCAAAGCATTGTTACGGAAATGTAGAAACTTTTTACGAGGAATCCATTGATCTTCATCTACAAGAATATATTGTGCTTTGTTTTTACCTGTGGGCTTATTTTTATATTGATAAAGACCGATTAGTTTTCTTCCCGAACTATCCCAATCCCAAGATTCAATCGAGTCTTGAGTAATAAGTGGGAGAGAGTGTAATCCAATCAATCCATCATTATACTTACTTCCTTTCTCCCTATAGCGCTTTCTGTATACTTTCTCATGTACAGAAAAACCGTAGCGGTTGAAAGTGACGCATTGACGGATAAAATGTCCCCAACTGTGTTCCATGTCATTCATTACTTGACGTAAGAATTCAGCTTTATCTTTTAACTTGTCTTCGTAACCTTCTGGAATTTTTACACTCCATGGAACTCTTGCAATTGCCATTTCGACAAGGGACAGTGCTGGAGCAATTGTGGCATCTTTAGCCATTTTCTTATAAGTAAAAATCGCATTAGGCCAGCGTAGCTCATGATTACAATCTTCATAAACATTACCAGCAAAAACATTAAGACCGTTGAATGAAACTTGACTTAAACGAATAGAGGGAATAGGTGAATCTTCCCCTTGAGTAAGAGGAACAATCTGTTCTTCTGCCATTTTTGTTCCTTTTTATAAAAATTAATTGAAAGGATTATGTGAAACAAGGGATGCGGATGCAGATTGCAATCCACTCAAGAAATTGGGAAGTTGAATTTTCTGAGCAAGAGTTATAAAAGCGTCGCTTGTTGAATCCACCATGTCATCCTTGTTTGACCTACTACCATCGAAACTTTCTAGTTCTGAAAAATACATGTCATTCCATTCACCACGAACATATCGAACTAACCCAGCTTCAGAGGCTGCAACGAATGGTTGAAAACGGACAATTTTAGATTTATTAGAAGGACGCATACGAGCGTACAATCCTTCACTAACTAATTCTCTAATCATCATCTGCCCAGCAGCTTTACCTGCTTGTCCGGGTTCTTGTGGAAGAATGATTGTCGTTCCATCAGGGTCTTCTAAACCAGTTTGAACAATTCTTTGAATAACTTCACCAAATCTTGCTCGGAATCTAATAACATCCAAAACTACATAAATTCCTTGTTTGGTTTTACCAATAAGAACACCAGCAGTCCAGTCAGGATTAGGAAGAGCTTCACAAGGAAGTGTTCCTGCAATATCCCAAGCTCTACAATACTGAACAATTTCTAATTCATGTTCATTTACTGGTTCGCCTAGCCATTCTGATTTCCAGAAACCAGCAGCGTCTTCCCTGATATCCCAGTTACCATATAAATCACGTTCTTTTTTAACACGCTTCAAACCTTGAAGGTTTGCAAGATAGCCGGGTTGAGATTTAATCAGTGGAGGGTTATCATAGATTGTGGCGCTGATGAATTGTAAGGAAAGTGGACGACAATGTTGATCTTCGCTATCATCTGGATAAAGAATTCCGTTTTCGTCTCTACTTCCATAAATTTCCATCAACTCTTCTTTGGTATCTGCCCAAATCATTTCATTGTTTAGACGAATGAACCATCGAATTTTACCATCTCTTTCTGGATTAGGACGTCCAGCATTTTCCTCACCTTTGGGGATAATCCACCAATCAATCCAGCGCCTTAGAAATGAATCTGGTGATGGGTTACATGTGAGGAAAAGGTTTGGAATCATGTTTGCCTTAGAACGCAAACGAGAAAGAATAACCAGAGTATGGTCTTCTGAAATTTGAGTGGCTTCGTCGAGCATCGCAGCAGAGACTTGAAGACCACGCCACTTTTCAGCATCATTATCTGTTTCCAAGTGTCCAGCAGCAATAATTGCTCCGCTTGGAAAAGTAAAAGTCATTGCTTTTTTATTAACTTTTACTCTCGGATCAAAAGTTCTATAAAGAGTAGTAGCTTCATCAAAAAGACCACCACTTTTCATAATCGTGGTTTGGTTTTTACGAACAATATAACCACGATAATTAGGATCATTCACCCATCTTAGGTGACGGAGTAGTCCACAAAAAGATTTACCACCACCCATTGCCCCACCATAGACAATGATGTTAGCATTGCTTTTCAAAAACATCTCTTGTTTTTTACTGGCAGGACCTAACTTTTTTTTCTTTTGCATTAGTTAGTTCCGTTAGAATTTTTATTTATAAATGAATTGTATCATAATTAACTGATTGTAAGTCAATATATTATTAAATAATTTTAAGTGATGATCCTCAAAAAAAAGATCATCTATAAAACTACTTAAGTGTTTTGGTATTAAATCTGTTGATTCACACTCAACCCGCCTTCATACCATGTAGTTCTTGTGGAATAAAACATGGAATTTGCAGAAGAGTTTGTAACTCTAAAAAGATAAACACTATTTGAATTTAAAACCCTCTCTAAACCTGACACAGAATTTTCGGCATTAGATGCTACAATTGCTTGACCTGTTTGAGGAATGTTTCCTAATATAACTGTTGTTGGAGAAATCTGAGTCCCTGTATTGGTTACAGTAGGGGTAGATAAAATCTGCACAGTACCCAAAACAGGATTTCTATCTGAAAGATTATAATATGTAACAGGTGTTCCACCAGTGTAAGTTGGATTTTTATAAATATTGGTTGTTATTTGTGAACCTGTAAACTGAAAAAATCTATTCTTAATGAGGACAGGTTTATTCCCAGTTATTACAATGAAATCTCTATTTACACCAGCAGCAAAAGCTGCATCATATGTAGTGAGTTCGTATTGAGTTCCATTTTTGCAGTTGGCTTCTGTGAAGCTTTGAACAGTGAAAGCTTGGTCCCCTGAATAAACTCTAGGGTCAATTCCAGATACGGGAATAATAGTATCTGTGAAAGTTTGAACAATTACTGGACCTGTATTACCCCTAACCCACAATGCCTTTCCAGTTGCTTGAATCAACACTGTTTGGTTTTCGTATATAACAAATGCTTGAGATTCGTCAGGAGGACTTGAAGTTGATTGATTTACAAAAATAGGATCAGAAGTATTGTTGGTGATCGTTAAACTTCTAGTGTTTGCAATACCAGCTAGAACATAAAGATCACTATAAACGGTAGAACTTGGAATTGTGATTATTTGCTGCATATCCCCTTCCTTTTATAATTTTCATATAAGGGGTGATTGGAGCGTCCACCCAGTAACGATCTGGGAACACTAGATTGGAAGTCTAGGGTTTTGCCAATTAAACTATGAACGCGGAGCATCCGGTCAGATTTGAACTGACGGCTTCCAACTTACAAAATTGGTCCCATTCCACTTGGGTACGGATGCAAGAAATGGCGAATGGGGTTGGAGTTGAACCAACAACCTACGGTTTTGGAGACCGTTGCTCTGCCAATTGAGCTACCCAAACATAAATATTTGTCAGAGACCACGCTTCCTGTCTTCTGACACTGAAAGACCAAAATGTCTTCCCTCTCCACAATAAAAATACATAAGTTGGTTTTATGTATTAGTTTCTTCGGGACTAGGCAATAGTCGAAGATATCAGGTCGCCCTGAATTATTGAACAATATCTAAAGTAAATTCAACTATATCCGCTTGGTGTACATCTTCAACACCAGCACCACTCTCTTGTGCTTTTTTAGCTTCTAGTCGAATCTTAGCTGCTGCTACTTCTTCTTGAGAAGCAGATTTATCTATTGTTTGAATCATACCAATCAACCACTTAGCTGTTTCAAGTTGTGTCTTATCAACCTCTTGACCTTTCACAGCAAGCTTGATAGCTTTAAGAGCATCCTCTTCCACTTCACGAAGTGATTCAGCAGTTTTACGAAGAGGGCTCTTAGTGATACGTACTTTTGTAGGAGAACCGTTTGGATTTCTGGTTTCACCTTTTTTCATGCCAATCTTCTTAGCATGACTACTATGATCGAATGCCATATTGACAATCCTTCTTAGAAAAAGAAATAACCCCTGGCTAGGAGAAATCACCAAGGGTTATTGGAGGATCACATGAAGGAGAAGACATGTGATTTAGGAGAAATATTTTTATTCACTATATAAGCTATAGTATATACTATATTATTAGTATTTGTCAAGTTTAATCGTATTCTGATTGAATATTTTTCATATAAAAGTAGTTTTGGATCATCTCTGTTAGATGTTGGAATTGATATTCTCTGATTTCCATGTATTCATGTCCGTATGAAACTCTACGACAATCTGTACACATATCTTCAAAACTACCATCTTCTTTTTTCATATTCAATTCTGATTCTCTAAGGAAGCAGTCACAAGCTAAACATTTCATACACTTAAATTCCTGTTTGTTATTGTTGTTCTGGTCATTAAGTGTATTATTACATATTCATACTAGCGAAAGTCAATATATGTTGAAATTATTTCTATTGTATTTACTAACTTATCCTTCCACGTTTCTCCTTACCTCTTACCTGCTTAGTAGTATTTAATCATTCTCTTGGTTTGAAAAGTAGCAGGTAAAAGAAACCCTATACTGCTTACAGTAGCCTTTGATACTCACATTTGATATTTTTCTCAATGCTATCAACTGTAATGTTTTCTTTTAAAAACCACTCTCCCTTTACTCTGAAATCCATAAACTGTCTGTGTAAATATTGCTCTACATCAAACGCTTTGGATTTGACTTTCCAGTATGCAATCATCCAAACAGAAATACCAGACGAATTACTCAAAGACATTGCACGTTTTCTTGGGTTTTTACTTATACCTATCTTTCTGTAACCGAAAGAGTTTTCCATTAAATACAACAGTTGTTCATCAAAATCTTCAGAAAAGTGAAGTAAGGGTTCCAACTGAGATTTACATCTTGTATCTATCGTATTAGATTTTAGAACGTCTTTAATCATTTTATAGAGACGTTCGTCGTCTATTTTCAATTCTTTATTCGCTTCATACCACCCTTTAGTGTTAATCCTGATGCCAAGAGCTTTTGCTTCTTTGTTAGAAAGAGCTTTCTTACTTTTCATCTTAGCATTTCTTATATTTAGATATTCTTTTAAGTTCAACTATTTTTCTCCTATGTAGTATACACATCTCTCTAGATCAGAATAAGTAGATTGAAGAATCCCTTATCTCCCCATACAGACCAATGCCTGCCTTAGAGGAAACATTATGATTCTGCAATCTACCTCAACAACATCTCTCTGAGTCGTCATAACGTAGCCAGCCTAAGCTGGACACCTGATCCTGTCAAGTGCATCGGTGAAGTCTCTTATGCAAATCTCTTCACTTGGCTATTTCCCTCTTGCACGAGGTCTGCACACTGTTATAGCCTCACAATCCCACAGTTTGAGCATGTGCTATCTTCTTCTCTTTAAGAGTGAGTCGGTGAGCATGGCCTTGTGGCACCACATATCTCTCTCATTCCGAGTAGAGATTTCTCTCTACATACGGGTCATATTATATCATGTATTCAGGATTTTGCAAGCTCTCTGTTAAAAATATTTTTGATGTGGTGTGTTGACCTTACAAAAATTTGTGGTACAATGAGAGAACGTAAACAAAGGAGGAATCCATAATGGCTACAAAAATGATTTCTTTCCAAAAATATTGTGATGAAGTGAAGACACATTTTTCTGTTCACACCTTGACTGATGAACAAGCAAAGCATATTATGAAGCTGTACATTGCTGGTGTGATTGTTGAGGAAGCGATTGATAAATTGAAAGGAGATTTTAAATGAATGATAAAACTGATTGTGACTACCTCAAAGATGAAATTATGCGTCTTGGGACTCTGAATTCGGCAGCAAGAGACGAAATTTCTCGCCTTAGGGATAAATGTGCAAGCTTAAATATTTTCTTAGAAGACCTTGAGGAAGAATGTGAATCACTTCGGAAAGATGCATTGATCTACCGGAGACTGCGTGAAGGATCTGTAAGGGATTTCGGTCACACACCAGAATATTTTGACGCTGAAATGTGTCGCGCTCTTAACGAAATTGATACAGCCGTGCAGGAGAATAAATAATGACTATCATATACATTGTTTTAACGGCTTTATATCTACTGATTACACATAAATTTAGTAGAGCTGTAGTTGCAGATATGGTTAAGCATAGAGAGATTAAAGAGGGTGTTTTTCTATCGGTAATTGTCTGGACTCTTTCACTATTTTGGCCTGTTTGGCTATTGGTTGGGATTGCAGATTTTCTACTGAGTGATAAGGAGAAGTGAAATGGAAAAATTGATTATTGGGTCCAACCCTGTTAATGTGTTTTCAGAGTTTGAAAACGCTATCAAACAAGGTTATCATTTTCTGGAAAACAAATCAGATATTACAGAATGGTCTACTGGAATGTTGCAATTGGATGTTTATTTCGTAGAACAACTTGATACAATTGATTACACCAAAGAAGTTACAGTGTTTATTTCTGAACGAGATAAATATGATTTTGTAAAGAAATTCCAACAGCTTGTTATCCAGGGTTATTCACCAAACTATGACAGCTTGAATTATAATTTTATGCACTTCAAAACGTGTGAATTTGTCAATCTTGACCATTCTTCAAATATCAAGTACACTCGTGAACAGCTAGAGAACATGAGCTATGAAGAGTTGAAAGAAGTTGGAAAATCCCTTGATTGCTTCAATCGTTCTCGTGAAGTGATGACTCAAGCTATCTTAAAAACTAATGGAGAAAACTAATGAATTCTGAACAAGTTGAATTGGCCATCAAAAATGCTCTAAAGCATGCAGCAGCGGTTGTAGTGCAAGATGATGAAGAATATAATCAAGCTGTAGCTTTGGTGGATAGTAAAAGCTTTGAAAAAGAAGCTGAAAAACTTCTTAAGAATTTTAAGAAAGAAGCTACAGAAGAAAGCATGAAAGCTGTGGATGATTTCTATAACTCAGAAGACTATAACAAATACCAAAAAGCTGTTGAAAATCTGTATTTCAATATGAGTGAAGTGATTCTCCCTTACATTGAAATGTTTTCCCTAGAAAAAGGAAATCTAAATTGAAAAATAAAATTGAGTTTCATGTAACCATTGGTTTTGTAACTTCGGGATATGTTCAAGACCTTGTTACACTTAAGTATTATGATAAAAAAGTTATTGACACAGAATCAGAAATTCTTGAAATCGAAGAAGATAATGTTCCTGACTACGTAAAACAAGTTTTTGAAATTATTAAACAAGCAGAAGGAATTTAACATGGGTGCCCGGGATCGAATGATTAAGCTTGAAATAGATGGCATTGAAGTTGAAGTACCACGTAAACGCACTCGTAAAACTCGTAATGGTGGAGTGAAACCTGAAGTTAAAGAGAAATTTGCAGAAGAACATAAAGCAAAACCAATTATTGCGAAGAATGAAAATCAGAAAAAATATCTACACAGTCTTCAATTCGATACTGTTAGTGTTGGGAAAGGAAGTGCCGGAAGCGGTAAAACGTGGTGTGCAGCGGCTGTAGCTGCAAATAAATATTTGAAAGGTGAGATTAAACAAATTATTGTTGCCAGGGCTTATGTTCCGATGGGGAAAAGCACAGGCTTCTGGCCTGGGAGTGTGGAGGAAAAACTTGCTCCGTATGTTGCACCAATCCTTAACGTCATCAGAGAACGAATTGGGGATCATCGATATCAAGCAGAATTTAGTAAAACAATTAAAATCCAACCACTAGAGGCTATTCGTGGCATGTCTTTCCCTTCAGGGACATTTTTGATTCTCGATGAATCTCAGAATTTGTCAGTTGAAGAGGTTCGTTCAATTGTCACTCGACTGGAAGAAGGAAGTCAGGTAGCATTTTGTGGAGATGATAAACAACGAGACGTGAAAGGTGTTTCTGGTATTGTATACCTTGCAAATCTGATTAAAAAACACAATCTTCCAAACTGCTCTGTGGTTGAATTTACCCCAGCAGACATTGTAAGATCAGGTTTGACCCGAGCTTTTGTTGAAATCTTTGAAAAAGAAGGTTCTGCTGAAAATATTAAGGAGATTTAAATGCGAAATGATGATAACCTGATGCAAAAACCATCACGTATTTCAACTAATCAAACAGTAGCAAATACTCACGTTATTCAAATTTATGAAGATATTGGAAATCCTGGGGATTATCTTGACGAATTGAATCTAATTAACACTGCTACAGAAATGGACACAATTGTGTTAGATATTTGCACAGATGGTGGTATACTAGACACAGCAATGCTTTTTAAACGAGCATTGTTCAATACTCCAGCACACACTGTAGCAATTATTGGTCCTGCTTGTAGCTCTGCGGGTAGTATTCTTGCTTTGTCGTGTAGGGAACATGTCCTTGATGATACGTCAAATCTGATGATCCACACGAGCACATATGGGTTAATGGCAAAAGATACAGATATTTATGAACATGCCAATTTCTCACGAAAACAGCTTCGTAAGTTGTATGAAGATGTGTATAGTGGTTTTCTGAGCCCTGATGATTTAGAAGATGTTATCAAAGGTACTCCGTTTTATTTTGATGCTGACCAGCTTGCAGAACGTCTTGAGAAAATGTATGATTATCGGCAAACTTTAGTTGAAAGTGTTCAAGAAGAGGATGAAGAGCCAGAAGAGCAATTCAACCTACTTGACGAAATCAAACAAGCTGTGCAAAATGGAATCAAGCAAGGCGTAGCTGAAATTAAAAAGAAATACGATCTTGTCCCGAAACAATCTAAAAAGGAGAATACAAATGAATGATTCAGCAGTAGCAGCAATTAAGTATGCACTTGAAAAATGTGATGGACCTTCTGATTCGATGTGGTTTCTAAGGCTGTGGAGTGAAGGTGATTTTGAAGCTATTCGTGAAGGATATGAAGATGTTCCTGATGAAGTTTTTATTGATGCCGATCCGCTTTTTAAATCCCCTGCCCATATCCAGGATGGGGAAGAGGTGGAAGTGGTTGCTTGGGCCAACCCTGACGATCTGGTACAGGACGGATTCTCGCATTCGTTCGGCGTTAGCTCAGAGCAATACGAGGGTCGTGTGCCCCTGATGACCGTTGCCCAACATCAGCGCATCATGGCCAGACATGACGATGCCAACTACAACCTGGGCGATCTGTTTAAGCGGCTCGCAACCCTAGCGGGGCTTGAGGTCGACAACGCCAATTGGTTCGAAGTCGTCGGCGAGCTGGAGAAACGGGTTGCCGCGCTCTCCGCCCCGCCTGCTGCTGCTGGGGTGCCGGATGATGAGTGGATTGATCCGGTAGCACTGAGTTCGTGCAGCCCTGCTTATGACGCTGGCTGGCGAGATGGTGTCTCAGAGGCTAGGCGTCTGAACTCACGTTCCGCCCCCACCCCGCCTGCATCCGAACAGCAGAGGGCGGTGGTGATGCCGGAAGGTGCCCGCGAAGCCATGGCCAAGGCCGCAAGCGCGTGGCTGTACGAAAACGATCCGCAGGGCCTGGACTGGTGTGACGCACGCAACGTGGACGCCCTGCTCGATGCTTTGTTTGAGGCTGCGCCGCATCTGGCCAAGGGCGAGGGGGTGTGAGATGGGAGTATTCCTCTGCTCAGAAACACGCCTGTCGAGGTGCAAGACCCTTGGCGACCAAGTGCGAGTTCTGGCTATCCGGCGAGGTGGCGGATGGTCAGAGGCCAGGGAAGATCTGGCGCGCAATGCAGAAGAGTGGTTTGGCCGCGATCCGGCAAAAACCAAGCGAGATTTTCAATCAGTGTGCGCGGAAGTTTTCCGCTGCGAATAGCCCCAGGAGAACGACCGATGAGCGATAGTAAAATGATTGACTGGTTAGAGAAAATGAGTACACTACACCAACAAGTTGAAATTCTTTATGTTGTTGATGGTTATCTTGTAACAATATCTTCAGACAACGATGTATACAGTGAAAAACTTTATCATGGAACAACTGTAAGAGAAGCTTTAAAGAAAGCAATGGAGGAAAATCAATGAAACGTAAAAATAAAAATCATCAATACAAACGTGTTATTTCACCAAATAAATTCAATCGTATTCTAGATCAAAATCTGGACAAAGCTGGTTTTTGCTATATCACTCGTAACTGGGAAACATCACGTTCTCTTGCTGCTGTGAAGATTGGAGATTTCATCTATGCACAATTCTCTTGCAAACCAAAAGAGAATCGCCTAGAATCTTATTACATTCGCTACAAGATTGAAGATGGGTATTCAGAAGATTTTGTTAGCTTTGCTCCATTTCCTATTCCTGTGCTGTAAGGAGATAAAATGATTGGTAAAAGACTAGAAAGCTATATTGAAGCGGAGATTGTTGAAGTGATGGATGATTTTGATGAAATTAAAAGCTGGAATAATACACAACAAGAAGCTATGCTAGGGGAAACTTACTGGGCAATCAAAGAAGAACTAGAATATGAATAAAGATGTTCAAGTTGTAGTAGTAACTTATGAACAATATACAGAATATGATTTTATTGACCCTGCAACTTTTTTCGTAGTCGATGCTATGCAAAACTATGTTTATTTTAAAACAAGTAAACGAGACAAAGCACAGCAAAAATGCGATGAGTTGTACGGGAAGGGTAAATATACAGTGAAAGCTAGTAAAATTCAGAAAACTAAATCTAAATTGGAAAGTGGTGGGGTTAGCGTTCGAGGTGTTGGTACTCGCAAGGGTCAGCGTAAATATTAATAAGTAGGTAAATAACTTATACTGTCAGAGTTTATTTAGAAAAAGATATTCCAAACAAAGGAGATGAAAATGTCTGAACATTATTTTTCTTACAATGAAATTGCTCTTCTATCAGATTCACCAGTGAAAATCATTCGTTCAAAAACATCTTCGTTTCCTAGTGGAGCTGTTGTAAAGAGTTATCAAGTGTCTTCGCTTACAGAAAATAAAGCTATTTCTCATGAAGGAGAATTTTGGATTAAAGAGAGCGATCTGAAAAAGATTCACACAAGTAGTAATGTGAGTTTTAAAGACTTGATGAATATTCTTAAGAATGATGTTATCCAGAAGGAGGATTTTGAATGAAAAGGATTTTATTTTAAATGGCCAGTCAAAAAGAGCTTGATAGAGTATACATGGAAGTAGCAGAATCATTTTCAAAGCTAAGCAAAGGCATCAGAGCTAAAGTCGGAGCTTGCATTGTTACAAAACATGGTGTTTTGATTGGGGGTTGCAACGGCATGGCGCCGGGGAGTGAAAATCAGCTTGAATATTTGGATGAACATGGTAATCTTGTAAGCAAGGAACATGTACTACATGCAGAACTTAATGCTATCTTGAAGGCAGCGAAGGAAGGTGTCAGTGTTGTTGGTGGTACACTTTATGTTACACTGAGTCCATGTCTGAAATGTTCCGAAATGATTGCTGCATCAGGTATTGACAAAGTGGTTTATAAAAACGAATATAGACTTGCTTGCGGTATAGAAAATCTTAAAAAATTAAACCTGAAAGTGGAGAAACATGATGATTAGTTACACTCTTTTGATTATTACTTTGAATGTTTACAATGCACCATCGCAATCTTCAGTTGTTGTCCCAGGGTTCACCACTGAACAGGCTTGCATTAACGCTGGTGAACGTGTTAAGATTCCTCACATTAAAGGGATTGATCAACACAACACGTTTATCTGCCTGCCAAATAGCATTTAAGGAGAAAATTATGATTGATACAAGTCGTATTCAACTAAAAAGTTTGATGAATTTTATGAAAGCTCTTGGGTATGAATATTCAGCGCACCCTACAGAGAAATTCTTTTATACGAATGATCCTAACCTGAAAGAAATTGCCAATATTTCTTTTAACACTGCTGTAAAATTACATAACGGCTATTTTGTTGAGTGGAATGCAGAACTGATGAAAATGCCTCTTTCACCTACCGCAGGGTTTGGATTTAAAGCCCCATTCAATAAGTTTGGTCGTTACAAAGTTCATGTAGCTTTAAATTCTAAAATTATCCATAAAGTTAAACTTCAATACTCGAAAAAGAAAAGACTTATTATGACTCAGTCAAATATGGTTAAATTTATTTGTCAAACATACGTAAAAGAATTTTTAGGAGAGGGTTATGTCTAAGAAAACTATTATGATTTGGGAAGATGGTCAATGGCTTGAAGAACATGAATACAACGAAGAGCAATTTGGTTATCTTGGCAAAGATTATTTGAAATACAAAGTTGATGCGGATATGTCAGATATTGATATTTGTCTATTCGTATCAGAATATTGTGCTGAGATGTTTGATTAAGGAGTGATTGAAATGGGGATGAATTTGTTTTTGGATGATGCTAGACTGGTAGCCAGAACTGCTCATTTTGGGCAATTCAGAAAATACACAGGCGTACCGTACCACACTCACTGCTACGAAGTTGAATATATTATTTCTCGTTATGCAGCTTACGAAAACATCAATGATGAAATTCTAGCGGCTGCTCTGCTGCATGATACAGTGGAAGACACTCACCTGACACTTGAATTCATTTATGAAGAATTTGGTGAAAATGTGGCAGACTTGGTTGACGGCTTGACAGATGTGAGTAAACCATCTGATGGTAACCGAGCAAAACGTAAAGAAATTGACAGACAACACATTGCAAAACAATCTCCTGATTGTAAAACTATCAAACTTGCAGATATTATCTCAAATACAAAAAGTATTCTTGATCACGATAGAGAATTTGCTAAAGTTTATCTAAAAGAGAAGAAACTTCTTCTTGAAGTCTTGAAAGAAGGGGATAGAAATCTTTATAAAATGGCAGAAGATATTGTAAATAGTGGATTGGAGGAAATTCATGGAACAGATTGAACAAGAAAATAAGATTCTTGAAGGTGAATACGAAGAACAACAACGTCATGTAAAGCTTTTTCGTAATCTCCAAAGTGCTAGTGATTTTTGTTTGAGCTTTGGGATCAAAAATTTCCAAATCAAATCTGGATATGCTTATGGGAATCCAGTTGTTCAGGTAGAATATTGGAGAGAAGATTGATGCTGAATTCAGAAAAGAAAGAATATAAGGATAAGATTCGACAATTGAAAGAAGAAATGGATTTGATTCACACAAAAACTCTTCATCGTGTCACTAGTCTAATTAACATGGCAGACTATCTTACAACCGAACAAAAAGAAAAACTTCTTGAGGCTATTTGGAAATGAAAAGATTTCTTTGTATTATTGGTTTTCATGGGTATGACGTGATCAAAGAGGGCTGTGTAGTTGACAGTCGGGGACTGAAAGTAGGGTTTTGGACGTGGAGCCGTTGTTGTGTATGTCAGAAATCGAGGTATAAGCAATATGTTTGATATTCAAAAAGCACAAGAAGCAAGAAAAGTTAAAGCACAATGGGCTAAAGATAATCTTCAGTTGGAATACGAAGATGATGAACATTGGAAAGAGCTTTCAAAGCTATATGGTTTTCGTCTCCCTATTTACAATATCCCTAACACATCTACAAAATATTTAAAAAGACTATTCAATCACTTCGACATTGACATTAAGGATTATTTGGAGTATTGTGGGGTGACTTCTGTAAAGTATCTTGTGTCTTTAAACCCTAAATTTACAGCAAGAGCTGAATGTGGGTTTGCATTGGAGTATATAGATGAGCTTAAAAAGCTAAATGATGCAATATAGAGCACGAAGAAATCAATTTAAATAGTGGTAGATATATGCTAGTATGCTTTTCCTATTTTGTTTAAAATGGGGGTGAAATATCCCTATTGTTTTATTTAAGGAGAATAAACATGTCAGAGATCATCGGTTTGAGTTTTGGTTTTGAGAATTGTGAAGAATGTTTTGTACCTATTGAATACGTAAATTCTTTTAGTTTGCTAGATATAACTAAATGTGTTCATTCTTTGAACAGACCTGTTAGCACAATCAAAGAGTATGAAGTAATAGGTAAGATGCATGTAAATTTTACCAATTCATTCGCAGTGAATTGTTCTGATGTATTTCAAAGAATTATGGAATACAAAGATATTTGCTGGTTTTCTATTAAATATTTGAATAATGTTGAGAAAGAATATATGGTTAAGTGGTTTGAAGGTAGTGACGAATATGAAAATTCTGGTCAAAATATTAAATTTTATGAATTTGGTGATATTATTTTATCAATTAATTTGGAGAAATGAACAAAAATGAATCTTGAACACTTGACAGTGGAAGAAAGTGAAGTATCCACCAAGTATTATGCTCAGATACAGCAAAGGCTGTTTGGCTTTAAATACTGGAGATGTGTTTCCATAGGAAACAGTTATATAGAAAATTTAGCTATTGATTACATTTATGACAAGTATGGCATTTATAAAAGTACATCAAAGCTTCATGCCGAGACTGTTTGTCAATATATTCATGACTATTGTCTACAAGAGGTAGAGAATAAAGATAAAGAACGTAAACACAAAACTACACGGAAAGTGTATTCTTATTTGTTTCCCAAGGAGGATTGAAATAAAATGACTAACGAAGAATATTTTAAAGCTCTTGAAAAGATTAGAGAATATTATGTTGAAAATTAAAGATTTAAAAAACAATCAATTCTTCTGGATAATGAAGCCTGAGTGGAAAGGAGACAAAGAGAAACTTAGGGTCTATCAAGTACCAGAAATAGCTGATGGCGTCTGGACTGTTGAAGCTACTTGTGCTGGTGATTATTGTTGGACATTAAATGAATTAGATCAGGACTATCTTTTCTTGGATGAGCCTAAGTAATGACTAATGAAATAAATTTCGACATAAAGAGAATGGAGAAAGCTATCTCAGGAGAATCTATTCTAATTCCATCTTCCTTGACACCAGAGGAAATGAGGTGGTATATTTGTGCTACAGCTAGGAAAGAAATTGAGATTCCTGATGAAATAAAGAATGACGATGCTCTTCTTGGTGAATACGTAAAAGTGTGTTACTCTGTTATGAGAGTTTCAGAAGAGAAGTCAAAAGCAATAGCTAAACGCGGCAGAGATAAGATTGTGGAAGCGAATCTGGAGAATACAGAAATGACCGATGATGAAATAGTTGATAGAGTTAAAAATCTTTTTGACTTTGGTGATATTTCTCCCGAAGAATGGGGCGAAGTTGTAGCTTGGGCACGGAAATATATTAAGCCTCTTGATTGAGGCTTTAATTGTTTATGGAGGATAATAAAATTTATGAAATATAGATTGTGGACCTGCGAAGCAAAGGTGAAAAATACGGATGAAATTGTATTTCTTTTTTGGGTTAGAATGGCAGGTGAGAATTTTTGGCACCAATGCCTTGATCTCCCAAGCTCAGTTATGCGAACAAAGACTGCACCAGAAGAAAATATTCCTCCGGTGTACGAAAAATGTTCAGATATTTATCAAATAGAAATCGAAGAAATTCCACACAGTAAGAAAATTTTATGTATTGTAAAGTAGAATGTAAGAACAAGAAGTGGATTGTTGTTCGTATCAGAGATGGCTTTATACTATCTAAATGTTTTGACAAGAAACACGCTAATGCTGTAGCTGATAAATTCAATCATTGGAATAAGATGGGATGGGGAAATGACTAAATACACAGAACAAGATTATTTGAACGAAGATTGGTTTTTTGGTGATGAGGCTGAAATTTCTTGTCAGACTAAGAAAATGGTGACTGTCCGTAAGGAACATGATTGTTATCTTTCGCAATCCTACGGTAAGACACCGCATAAGATTCAAAAAGGAGAAAGGGCTTATTTTGAGAAAGCTTTGATTGATCGAGATTTTTGGGGTAAATTTTATATGTGTACGAAATGCATGGATGAGCAACTGAAGGAGTATTATGATAATGACGATTGAACACAAGTCGTGGAAAAGCATTTACAAAGAACTACCTAAAGATGGAAGTATTTGTGTTTGTAGTCGATCTGGTGAAGAAGCTTATGTAGGAGAATGTTACTATGAAGCTGAATCCAATACGTTCAGAACTTATCAAGATCATCGTAATCGTCTGATTATTACTATTTGGAAATCTGATCTATGGTATTACAAATATGACTAACATTATTGAAACTATTCACCACAAGTTCTATGAATGTAAGTCTAAGCTTCATTGCTGGGATAGTGTAGAATTTGTCCTTGTGCTTGGTGTAGAAAGTAAACAAACTCTTTACAAAGAAATTAATAATAGTTTAACTCCAATGGTTTGCACTGGAGTATCAGAGCATCCGGATATGTTCATGGGGATGAAGATTAAGACTATTAATTTTCCAACAGATTATGTCGGAGTGGAGATTGTAAATGAATAATTTAACAGAAGAACAAATTGACATTAAAATAGAAGCTTGGCACAATGGTGATGGCGAAGGAATGGAGTTGTATGAATATTTGGGTGTTAGTCAGGAAGAGTATGCACAATGGATTCAGTCTAAAACCAATCTTTTTGTTGAGTGGTTAAAGGAGAATATGAATGAGTAAGTTATATCTCTTGATTTGTGAATGTTGGACTGGCACATCTTATGATAAAGAATTTATAGAAATTTTTAAAGACGAAGAAGTGGCACATCGTACAGCAATTCTAATGCAAGGAAAAACCCCGAAGTGTGATGTAAATTATTACGTTCAGGCTGTTGATTATTATGATATGGAGGTGTAAATGAATATTCGTTCAGAAAAAGAAAATCTTACAAAACAAATCAGTGAACTACAAAAACAGCTACAGAATTTACAAGAGATTTGCTCACATGAAATTGTTGAGGGAGAGTACAAAGCCAATACAGGAAATTGGTGTTCAGATGATGATTCTTATTGGATTAGTGCTACATGCCTGGATTGTGGTAAACGTTTACATGCAGATTTAAACACGGAGCTTTACAACAAACTTGACAAATCTGGTATGATAAGCAGTCAGTACGATAGTGTTGAAAAGAAAGTACGACAACAAATGTTACGTCTAGAAATTGAGAGGAAACGTAGTGAATAAACAAAAGAATGTAGAATACAGTCAGCAACAAGCCTATGAACAATTAGTAGAAGTGTTTGGTAAAGAGAATGTAAGCTATCACAACATGGAATATTGGGCATATCCTCAAACATTCAGTAATACAGCAGGCCCATTCAACTATCCTGGGAGAATTTCAGGACAAGCATTTTGCACATTCACAATTGAAGCTTGGGTGCATGGAAAAGAAGCTGTGTTGTTTTGTAATAACAAATTAATTAAAGTGATAGATAATTGGGATGGTCCTGGGAGTGTGAGACTATGAACGATAAATACAAAGAACACGATAGCGTTATGAATTCCTTAGATTGGAGTTTGTCTAATTCCATGGGAGTTGATTGGGATGTTTTTGCTAATACGAAACAATACAAGGCAATATCTAAAGCTGTTTGGGAATTAGTTCATTTTGAATTTGAAGAAGAGGAAATATAAAGATAAAGAAGACAGTCATACATTTCATGGGGGGGGTGGAATTTGGGGTATTGGGAAGGACGTGTTTCGGCAATTGAAGAAAATTTGGATTTACTTGATGAGTAGGACAAAGACGGAAAGGAAATTAAATGACTATTGAGCAGTTTGAGACAAACATTAAAAACAATGCTGACGCATTAATAGCTTTGGGTAAAGAAGAGTGGATGAGAATGCGTAAGCGTAGAAACAATAAGTCCCAGCAAGACAGAGTGAGGGAGATTGAAGATAAACTAATAGACGACGGAGTGATACATGACAAGAGGAAGAAAACCTCTAATATTGATTAATGATATTAGAGATGATTTTAGTGATGAGTGGTATGGGAGAGATGAACCTACGATCTGGCCTTTGTGGATTGATGATATTGTTTCTGGTGTGGCGAGGTTGGATTGGTATGGAGAAAGGGAACAACAAATCCCTCTCTCCTCTTCCAAGATTATCCAATGCTTTCTTCATTTAGATAAAATATCTACGCAAAATATCCAAGACTTGTTTGATATGGGGAAAAGACAGGCAGAGAGGTATAACAAAGCTTGCCGTATTTGTTATCCATTTCTTAAAAGATCACTTGAGTCTGAGAGAATAAAGAAAACAACATACCCTCAAGTTACGATTGTCTCGTATGAGCATGGTGTTGCATCAGGGTATGATAGAAATTAATTAACGTCGCATTATTATATACCTAAGAAATTACCCAACCCCCTGTAGAAAATACAGGGGTATTTTTATATCTATTGAAATATCAAGGATAGGAAATATCAAGATCGCGATATCTGAGGTATAGTTGATTAGATTATAAGATTGATTTCCGAAGAGCTTAACACTCTACCCCACCACCTCACCATTGTCAACTAAAATTTTAAAATATCATCTTGTACACTAATCATTGGCTTGCCAATGGGTATGTCATTAACATATAGAACACTAATTGATTACTGCTATCTGAGATTATACATACAGCATTGATAGAGATATTCATATCTCACTTTAACTGGTTATATGTTAAATACACTAATTAGAACTTAATAGAACTACATAATTGAATGTGTTTAATTAACGTCGCATTAATATATAATAGAATGGTGTATATAATATGTGTGTACACACATGAAGGAATGACACTTCATGATAATGACACTAATAGCTACGCTATGAGTAAAACATTCTATAAATAAATTATAGAAAGGAATAAAGATATATTATAAATAATATAGAAGGAATTAGGATTTATTGTAAACAATATTAAAGAATAATTCTTTTTCTTGACAGAAAAGAAAGAGTAGGCTTAATTATTTTACGTTAAAATTAGTGATAAATCACTGATAGATAAAGAAGAACAATACAAATAAAAAGAAGATATTTTATTCAATTATTCTTCGTATTAGACATTCAATGCGTAGCATTGAAGAATAGACACTACAAAGCTTTGCTTTGTGTTGAGAACATATTCAATGTTACGCATTGTGCTGAGATAATGCGTCATGCAATGCATGACAATATATACATTATTCAAGACAAAGAAAAAGCCCTGTAATGCTCTTACAGGGCTTTGGTTTGATGTTGTTTAATTAAACAATTGATTGAATATTTCATCATCGGTCATTTCAGCCGATGTGTTTGGGTCTGTCTTGTACGTCTGGATGCCTTTACTGGCCAAGAAGGCTTCTTCTTGTTCTATCTCCTTTTCAAGCTGTCTCACCCATACAGAACGAAATTCTTTTTCTTGGATTGTCTTTGCATTCTTCAATCTTTCTTTTTCATTACAAAGATGGTTGATGAGGCATTGTAGGTGTAGAGTATCCATTTAGATTACCTTCTCGCTGTTTACAGCTTGCTTGATAAGAGATTCCCACACAAGACGCTTAGAGATGACGTGTTTCTCACGTTCAAGACGGATAACAAATTCGTCTACCAAAGGTTGGTTTTTAGGGTTTTTGGCTACGTAGGACATTTGTGTTACTCCGTTGATGTTTGCTTTGTATGGGTAAATAATAACGCCAGCAGTAGCTGGCGTCTAATTGAATGTTTCTATTGATTCTAGGTCACCATATGCCGTTTTTCAATTGTTCTTTTCCATTAGATCAGCCCTCAACTCTACTGATAAGACTACCGTTTTCGTAAATAGACACCCAGCCTTCACCTAACCGGATATCTTCTTTTGCCAACCATTCTTTGGCAATATTCCACAATTTTACAGTGGACTCGCATCCATTTTCAAGGTAGCCATAGCTTTCATCGAAGTTTTGTTTTTTGATGGTTTTGATATTGGAAACCCCCCACTTATCAAAAGAGCCATCGTCTTTTACCAGTACAAGAGTGTAAGTCATTTTAAATACTCCCAAGGATGTTTGCTTTGTGTGGGTTCATTATAAACAATCTCACACTGGTGTCTAATTTATTTTTTCTATTCAAAATTTAGTAAATGATAGCCTGATTCTATTAAAGGTCAATCACTATCTTTACGCTTTTTCCTAGACGAGAATCATATACAGATTTGACAGGGGTTAGGTTAGCTTCCGGTATCCATTTTGTACCTGCTGAATAGTCAACAAGACAAAGCCCTTTAGATACCTCTTTTACTAAACCTCTGAATTGGGCAAGACTTGCTTTATCAGAGCATCTTTTTATCACGTCAACCTTAAAAACTACAGTATCCCCTATATTTATTTTCGACATGCTAGCACCTGAAAATTTATTATTCACCTATATTTTCTCTCAGATACATGTGGGAGCAGATGGCAAAGTCTCCTTGTTCATCCATCATCGCAGTGTATTTCTCTGCTGCTTTCCAGCATTCTTGTTCAGTGGTGAAGCTGTAGGGGATAGATTCGTAAACATCCCCATTAATGTTCAATCCAATTACCAAAGCCCAAGCTAGCATGATATACTACTCCTCCGCTTACACATTCTTCTCTGTATGAGGGAACATTGCCAATTGAGTGATGTCTGTTTCAGTGTAGCAGGTTTGAAACATTCTTACATCTTGTAAACCACATTTAATCATATCATCAAAGGTTCTGAAAGCCTCGTCAGAATCGTTGAGTTCAATGTAATTGATATTACCAGTTACACCCATAAAGCTAATCTTGAAAGTTTGCTTGAACATTAAATTTCACCCTGTCATTGAATAGTGAACATTGCTTTTTTGCCGTAGCTCCCTTGAGCTTTAGCGTATTCTACCATCGAAGCTTTGTCTTGCAAAGAAGTTTTTACAACGTGCTGGCTTACAGAACGAGAAGAAGTCATAGCATCTTTGATGAGAGAGATTGCAGCTTGCCATTCTGTACGCATTTTGTGTTTCCTTGTAAGGCTTTCTGTTTAAGATGGGTCTATCTTACAGACTAGACCCTAGTGTGTCTAGCTTTATTTTTGCCATTCATAGTGAAAAGTGACAAAACAGTCGGACATAATATTGCAAAGGTCTTTAAGGTTTATATAATCGTCTATTTGCTCGCTTTTGCTAGGGTTATAGAGTTTGCAATATTCTTCGAAATCAAAGATATTATCAAAAATCAAGTGTTTGCACTGCCAATCTTTCGACCCAACTATGCTAACAAATAATTTTTTCATCTTTAAAGCCTCTTTGTTTGCTTTCTATGTGCGTAGTATGATGGCTTGGTCGTTAGCTGTCAAGCTTTTCTTTAAATTATTTTTGATATTCCTGCTCAGCATCATCCATGTACACACGACCGCTCGGAGTGATGGCAATCACTACATTGCTCAGAGTTTCCTTGACAGAAGCCAGCCCATAGACAAAACCAGCATTAGGGCGGGTTTTCCCTTCATAAGCTTTACCGTTTTCGTCTTCGATACGGAAGCTGTATACAGGATTGCCGGAAGCGGTGTTACGTTCACGTTCCCACACCATGACAGAAGCTTTGGAGATATTGATTTTAATGGTCATTTTATCAATCCTCTATTTATTTCCAGTTGGAGCAGCAGCGGGAGCTAGTGTAAACATTCATTCCAGCCAAGTGATATTCTTTCACCATATCACGAACATACGCACGATGTTCCTTGTTAGATTGTCCCTCTTGCTTGTCGATCTGGTCTACAGTTTCACGACCTTGGGAGGTTTTGAGGTTCAAGTAGGTGGTCATTTCAGTATTCCTTGTGTCGGGGTTGTTTGCTTTCTATGGGTTCATTATACAGCTTGAGGAATCAGATGCAAGCCTTTTCTGTAGAAAATTTAAAAGAATTTAGATATAAGAAAGCCCTCGGTGGAGAGGGCTTAGGAATAAGGTGAGGTTGGTGGGGGTTTCACCCACATTGACGGATGCATTAGCTTTCGTGAAGCCTCTGTGTTCCCCGCTGCTTTTAAATTAAGCTACAACCTCGTATATTTTACATTCCTACCATTGCAGCCAGGATGCCAGCTTTAGACCACTTTACACCATCTTGTGTGTGAGTGATACCATACTCCCGCAGATCATCAAGCATTGCTTGTGCTGCTTCATTACGCTTGTAGGTGCCTATGTATTCCTTAGCCATCCGATACAAAACCTCATCATTGTTGATCCAAAGCGAGATATTCCATTGGTTGTAATTTTTGAATCCGTTATAACCTTTGGAAGCTTTCATGATTGGTATCCTATGCTGATTGTTTGGAGAAACTTTCTTGCTTTGTTGTGCTCATTCTAGCGAAGCTTTGGGAGTGATGCAAGCTATTTTTGAAGAATTTTTATAAATTTTAGACATTAAAAAGCCCCTTTTCATCACCACTTACTCGTCTTCCTGTTCTTCATCAATCCCGTTGATGATTTCTTCAAGGATTGTTTCAGCCTTTTCTGTCACTTTAACTATATCCTGGCCATACAAGCCATTATCGAATCCTGTTGCACGGCAATCCGTGTTGCTGTAGTTACCGTTAAAGTCACCACACCAAATATTATAATATGCACCATTGACAGTAATCAAAATGTCGAGGTCCTCATGGGAAGCAACAATATAGCCATATTCCATAACGCCATGAATATTCATTTTCTCTTTCCTCTGTAGCTTCTAGCTACTACCTGTCTTTGATGTGTGTATCATCACATGGAGTTTACAGCCTGTCAACCATTATTTTGCATTTTCTTTTGTTTTTCTTTCTCAAGCGCCTTGTAGAAGCTAGGGGAAAACAGAAAAGCTACTTTCATTGCCTTTTCAATTTCAGAGATGCTAGCACGCTCAATCATGGCTTGCAAGTGAATATTCATTACTGAGTTCTCCAGATTGCGATATCACCAGCAGGTGAAATAAACCCTTGGTAGTCAGTGAATTTTACGTGAGATTTGAAATCGTTGTCAATGAGCCAGTTTTTCAATTCCAACTCACTACGGAAAACTTCCAAATGTTCATCCTGAAAGCCACTCAGCGGGATAATTTCCAATTGATATTTCATATCACACCACCCAATCCCGACCAGCAAGAATAACTCTGCAATAAATTCCTACAGATGCCAAGTCTTCTGCAAATTCACGGGCCGAAGATTCATCGCAAAAATGCATAGCTTCAATTGCTTTTTCCGTAAATTTTGTTTCTTTCATCTTAACGCTTTTCAGATATTCGACTTCGTTTGAATAGCTATTACGGAGAATGTACATGGGTTGCATTCTTCAAAACTCCTTTGTTCATGAAGCCTAACCGTTGGTTAGGCTATTTTGTACAGAACAGGTTTCTTACCACGTTTTCCAGATTCTACCTGAGCTTTCCCTACAACGTCAAGAGAAATTTTGTTATTTTCTTTCAAGAATTTCAAAGCATTGTGGACATGGATAGGCTCAGCTTTCAGCTTTTCAGCCACCTCCTTGACAGTGAAGGTTTTGTCTTTGATTTCATCAAGAGCCACCATCACACTATTACGAAGCTCTACAGTTTCAGGCGAAGCTTTACGACCCACTTTGCTTCCCCAAGCTTGGGGAAGCATCTCCACCAACTCAGAGACGAATACCTCCACTTTAGCCTTACCGATTTTGTTGGTTTTAGCGAAAGAAGCAATCAGAGCAATTACGTTAGCGTTCATCTATATTTTCCTTCTTTACACAATTACAGAGGTTACGATAGCTGCGACTGCGAGTGCAAGATAGAGACCTGCACTAGTTGTAGATTTGCTGATAAAAGCCATTCCAACCATCACCCATACACCTGCAACAGCGATTCCAGTTCCGATAGTCATTTTGTTGTCCTCCTAGGACGTGTGTTTTGTTTACAGCTTCATATTAGTGTTTGTTGTGGAACGTGTCAAGCGTTTTTGTAGAATTTTCTGCGATTACAGAAAGAAACCCTCGCAGACTTGCAACTCGATGGAAAGCTGTTTAGAAAATTTAGTAGCCGCTGCCTCCGCTTGTTTCTTAGCGGAGGCTTTCCCTTTATCGTCTCCATCACGAAAATGGAAATATAGCGCCTTGTCTTTGAGGCAGTTTGCGGCATTTGCAAACAAAAGTTGGTCGTGTTTCAGCTTGTCGCGTTCTTCTTGCGTTATGCGGGTCATTCTTCCAGGACGGATACTAGGATTGCGGACACTTACCACGAAAAAAGAATAACTACTCATTGTCTTACCCTCCAGGGGGTTTCGTTTGTTGTTGAAGTAATTAAAACAAAAAGCCCCCAAGCTGTCAAGCAAGGAGGCTAAAAATTATTCATTGATTGTTTTAATTGAACAGAGAAAATCCATAGGATTTCTATTCAAACCCAGGACGACAGATAAGGCTTTCCTCTGGTTCACAATTGCCAGGATTGAGGGATTTAAAAAAGGTAGCTGAAGCTACAGTATCTCCGGATTCTCCACTATTCCACCCATAATCCCAAAAAGGCTTTTTTGCATAAAGCCATGCTGATTCAATTTCACCCTTGTTATCTAGAGTCAAATAATTAAATCTATCTGAAACATGATCCCAATTAATACTTGGCTTTTCAGCAGGTTTAACACGATAGTCGTTCCTCGCCCAATTAAACCCAGGATTCGGGCAGTCCTCCCACTCTTCGTCAGTAAGTTTACAAATCCACTGAATCTCTTTCCCTTCAGCATAAGCTTGCATCACTTCAATTTTGTATTTAACGTCATCAGCATTCATTTTAATTTTCTCCTGTTAATTGTTAATCAAGCCAAGAAAGCTTTGCAATGCGATAACAACAAGTCTTTCCCCAAGAGTTTTTGAATTCTTTTAGAAGTTTTTCTGCTTGTTCTTTATTCAAGATTTGGGTAATTTGATTCTCTGCGTCATCAAAAGATTCTCTAGAACAAACCCAAGTTACTTTGGTTTCTTTGTCTTCACCAATCACAACATACATTTCATTGTTCATTTACATATCCTCTCCAATAGAAGAAACATCAAAAGCACATTGCATCCAATATGCATATCCAAACATATCGTTATTGTCTTTGCATTCCATTGCTTTGCCAATGTAAAATTGTTCAAGAGAACGCATTTTATTCACCTTCAGCTTAGGAATTTGAAAAGATCATACACTACATATCCGGCATTGACAAGGAAAATTACTGCAATTACTGCTTTTTCTTTCTTTCGAATGTGTTTCCAAATAGGAGACAATGTATACCACATGAAAACACATGCAAGAAAATTAATAATCCCCATTTAATTACTCTCCCACACATTACGTTTTGCTTTGCGATTATCACGAAAAGCTTTATGCCGTTTTTTAGAGATTTTCTTTTCTTCTTCAAACATCCAAGAATTAGATTCTTTTTGAGATTGCTTTTTCATCTTTATTTTCCTTCCTGTTGAGGCAGATATTGAACAAGGATAGTGCATTGTTGTTTTCTTGGCAAGTCTTCCTCACATTTTCTTTTCATTTCTTGTAGCTCTGAATATGCATATCCTACTTGTTCTTTTTTCGGCTGCTCAAGTGTCGCAAAAATATTTAAAATAGAGAATATAAATCCTCCAAGCGACATGCCGAATATCATAGGGAAGTAGTTTTTCATTTTAAATCTCCTAAATTAACTGTAGTTTCTCACACATTTTACGCACGCTGTTGTCAGGACGTAGGGTAGCTATGGTTGAGAGAATAAACCCGTTTTTGTCTACTGTAACCCTATTAATTAGCTGTTTTGTTACGAACAGAATAGCTTGCACTAGAATGCTTGTCAAGGATTTATTTTCATTGTTATTTTCTATTTGTTTTTTATTTTCAATAGAATTAATGGATTGTTTTTCTTCCCACCCATTTTCCTTGGAAAGACGTTTCCAGGCCTTATGGAGCCTTTCATTCATTTTGATACGAAGCAATGCATAACGCTCATTATCCATTTCACCAGCAAAATAAGCATTGTCTAGCTCATTGCTCATTGCTTCCATACGCTCATAGTGAGCATTAGCCAAGTCGATTCTATCCCCAATAGAACGTTTTTTAGCTTTAGGTTTCTTTTTCGGAGCTTCATCAAACAAAGCAAGATTTGCTTTCCCACTCGGGAGAAAAAGCTCGTTGGATTTACTTAGCCTGTTGCCGATCATTTCACCAGAATAGGAACTAGCATCACTCCAGCTTTGAATAAGATACGAACGACCAATTGAACCAGACATAAATCACCTTCAGGGTTAAGCGTCTTTATCTGCACTGAACACACAGTGCCATGTGTTTACGTTCCTGTCAACCCAAAAAGCATTGGAAAATTTGTTATGATGGTCTGGCAATTTGTGAATGTCTTCCTGCTCCCATCCACTAATCTCTAAAACCACTGTCCTTCCTGTTTTGACGCACCAAGCTAGCGCCCCTTCAAATGTTTCAAATCCCCTGACAGGAAGACAAATATGCCCAGTTCCTGAGTAAAGCTTTGCTTTCTTTGGTGTTGTGCAATGGTAAAGCTTAGTTGGTTTCATTTATTTTCTCCACTTAAAAAAAAAAATACCGCCTACATACAAAGAGTACATAAGCGGTATTTGATTGTCAAGCTTATTTTTAAAATTCTTTCTCGAAAAGACTCATGATTTCATTTTTAAGAAGCTCGAAATCTTCTTTTTCATATTTCACACATTTAATGCAAATTTCTAAAGCATATTTTGCAAGATTCTCCGTAAACTCATATTCTTCCATAGTTTCATCAATTGACTTGATAATCTGATAACTCTGATCGTGCGTCAGAGTACTAAAATCAACAGAATTAAGAAATTCTTCTTGATCCATTACAATATTGATATAAGACACTTAATTAATCCTTATTAAGAAAATTTCCTTTGCGGTTCTCTGGATTATAAGCCGGAGAATCTTTTGAAATTTTATCAAACAGATATTGTTCAATTTCGATATCAATTGAATTGTCATCGTCAGTTACAATGCAAGTCCAATACATGATTGAATACATTTGATCCACTTCCTCTTGAGTTTCAAGAGTGATAGTGACAGGACTAAACACCTCTTCTTTTTGTTCAATTTTCATCTTCAGTTACCTCATAAAGAGCAATACCATTATCAGCATGATATTTAGTTTTTACAAAACCTTCTAGTTCGTTGAAAATATCGGCTGAAACGTCATTCTCATATTCATCAGCGAAATTACAATGGTTGCACATGGCAACAAGCTGGTCAAGTTCTTTTTGTGTTTCAATGGTAATAGTGATAGGTTTAAAGCTGGAATTTTCAAATTTAATTTTCATTTTATTCTCCTATTTTGATTTGGTGGGCCCAATAGGTAACGCTCCTAAATCATCCCGGTTATGAGCCAGGCTGCTTTACTTTAAGCTATAGGCCCTAATTTGGTTGCCTGTGGAAGATTTGAACTCCTTGACTACCAACCCCTTATTTAACGTCAAAGGCTTAGAAGACCTCTAGGGGGACACAGGCAAAATTCTTTATACCACCTATTTTACACTATTTTTCTTTGTTGTCAAGCTGTTTTTCCGATTTAAACACATAATCAAATGTCTTCATAACGAAAACAGTATTAGCAGAAATACTAAAAGAGAGCCACAAAATTAAAAGAATAATTTTTACAATATCATTAATATTTGCATCTAGAATAAAGGATGAAAAAACAGCTGAAGTCATGGCAAATAAAATTACAGCAAAAATTACAAAAAATGTAAGTAAAAAGCTAATAATCATTATTCAAAACTCCATCGTTCTTCTGAAAGAATTTGATTCACTTTCTTTACAAAAACTTCAGTTGTAGATTGATAACTGGAATCTTCAACCAAGACTACTACAGATTCAACCCAATTTTGACAATGTTGCTCAACAGCAATAACACTTAGGGAAATAGCATACTGCAAATCCTCGATGGCGTCAATATCATTTTCTTGTTCTTTCATTTCTTCGAGAATAGAAAGCAATTCTTTCTTGAAATGTTCTGAATTCTTAGGCCAGTTCCACATGATTATTCCTCGTATTGGTATTTATTATCTTGCCACTCTTTAACAAAATATTTCATATTATTAATATTTGTAGTCAAATCTTCAATAAGATTCATGGCCTCAGCTAGACGATATTCTAGCTCTTCTCGGCTCAGTTTGGAAAGAGGTTGTGAAACTCCGTGAAAATCATAACTCAAATAATCACCAGGCTCAAACAT